CCTCTGTCCTCTGTCCTCTGTCCTCTGTCCTCTGTCCTCTGTCCTCTGTCCTCTGTCCTCTGTCCTCTGTCCTCTGTCCTCTGTCCTCTGTCCTCTGTCCTCTGTCCTTTAAACGAAAAAGGGGAACGGTTTCCCGTTCCCCTCTATTCGTTTCTATGTCGTTTCTTTTATTAGAATTCGGATAGACATTGTTTATGTGGGGACGGTTCCCCATTGTAATAATATACCCACGCAATAACTCTTTCTCCAGTGGAGTCTATAAACTCCGCTTGTTTGCGTTCGTACATCGTAGGGTGCCCCTCTAGAGCGTCTAGAGCGGTTCTGGATGAATCATCTGTCACCTCGTAAAATTCCACCTCTACGTGATTTCCGTCTGGATGTTCTCCCTCGTATAGAAACGGAATCCCCTCCGCTTGCATTCGTAGTTTTTGAGCGGTTACACCATGCCCTAAATAGGATGCATCGAAAAGATATCTGGAATTATTCCCCCCACCTTGTTTCAATGTCCCATAGACGGCCAATACGTTACAATCGTCCCACGAATCCTCCCCTACTACGTCCCACGGATCTACGTAGCCATCATCCCACGAATAGCCATACGAAGAATAATCGTAGGATGTCCCAAAGGAATTAGATTTTGTTCCAGACGTTTTCCCATAGGCGAACGTGGAAACCTTTTTGGGGAAGCAATTAGACTTAGAATAATATACCCCGCCTTTCTTATGCCATTCCCCGAATCTGGAAACCGTCCCATCTTTAGAGACAATGGCAAAACGAGTTTCCGTCATGGAGAAGAAGACAGATCTCAATTCTGTGGGGATTTGTTCTAGATATTCCGAAACTACCCTTGTGTCGGATTTGTGTCTGTCACCTAAATTCCCCACTGTTCCATTAGAAAACAGATGCCCTCCCGTAAATTCAAACGGGTGGACGTTTTCTAGGTTTACCGTCCCTACAGTAGCATATCGATAGTGCGCCACAAAGGGACGTTTTTGACTGATCAAATAACGAGCTTCCTCGTAACACATTGTCTTTACCAATTCGTTTGTATCAGTAAATAGAATACCAAATCCGTCTGGATTTAGCGTTTCAGCATTATCAATAATATGAGAGGGAATCTCTGTTTTTGATTTTGGCTTATGAATTATTAAACACATTGGTTTTTCCTTTCGTTTTAATTAAATGAATTCGTTTATTGTTTCGCAGATTACACCTCTGTTTAAATAATTTTGAAACGCCGTGGCCATTTTTGCAATTCTCATGTGTTCCCCATTGGGGTAGACCTCCCGCAAAAGGGGCATACAATTTACGATAAATTCCGTATGTGGCATTCCGATTTTAATTGCCTTAGCTAATTCCGAAAATAGACGGAAACGCCATTTTAATTGTTCTCCGTTTCTAACTCTTGAAACCAAACGAAATTCTACGATGTTGTGATTCTTCTCACGGATCGCAGCGTAGCGTTCGCCAGTTTTATTCATTGCTTTATCTTTGTTAGAATACGAATTGTTAAGGCGGTACCGATATAGTGCATAAAATAAACCCGCATATGGCCTAACTCTTTCCAAAGTTAATCCGTCTCCGCTCATGTTCACATGGCCTCCGCAGGATGCATTTGACGGCTCATTGCAATAATTGCTTTTATCAACGTGTTCCGAAAATCGCTTGTATTCACATATAGCGTATACATTCGTGATACCCTCTACGCCACAAGAGGAATCCGTTTCCCACCCCGCAAAGAGTGGTTGATATTCGACGGGCTCACCTTCGCAATCGTTGCCCCCTATCGAAGTCTTTTCCACCTCAAATCCGAGACAAAAATCCAGATGCCCTTTTCTATAAAACGCGGGAGTGGGGGAGCAGTGATACTCGTTTATAGCGTAAGGGTTTTCATTAGACGAGTTACAACATCCTACTTCCGTTACATATAAAGATTCGCATTGCTCACAAAATGTAACATCATCTCGATCATAGAGTATCCCGTTAATTTGCACGATTTCCTCCCCCAGAAACCATTCGCCATCGTAACATTGCAAATCCCAAAAATCCGAGGAAACCCACTCTCCCTCCGAACAGCCAAGGGTAATTAAGATGGCTTTGGATTTGGGTAACTCCCCAACATCTAGCGTGTCCACATTTTCTTCTGTTTCTTCTTCTACTATCATTGTTTTGCTCTTTATTATTAAGGGAACGGGATTCAATGTCCCCACGTCAATAGTAATTCTAAATCATAAATACACGATGAGTCAATTTTTAATTAAGAGAATCGTTTAGCGTGTATACCAATCCCGATTTAAAAAACTGATTTTAAAAACGATTCCCGAATCCGGCATCATGATTCCGGCATCATGATTCCGGCAGTTTGGACGATGGAAGCGGGAAGCGGGGAAGAGGGGAGGGGAAGCATCGTTCCCGCCCCAGTGCGCCTACGCCACCCCTCCCCTGGCAACTTTTCCCGCGCGTGGCTGCTGTACATATACGTGTCTGTAAAAAAATTAACGGGTTTTCGAGTCTCCGATTCCCGAACCCCGAATCACGGTTCTGGAAAGAGGAAACAGGGAAAATCGAAGGGAGGAAACGGGGGATATATAAAACCTCTGTGCGAATAAAAAAAGCGTGTGATCTAATGTTATAACCCCTCAAAAAAAGTCTCGTATGAGGCAGGTTGTGTTTATCTGAGCCAGACAAACACAAATGAAATCTTAAAGACTTTTATATAGGAAGATGCTGTGCATTGGAACACACGCTCCTGTATGCGAAAGCGCATTAAAACACAACTTCTGCTTGACCCCGAACCCTGTGTCCGCTACTCTGGCGGCGAACGATGTCTCCGCGCACTCTCAACGAACCTGGTTACGACTACTTGGTAGAGATACCCCGTAATGCCCCCAGAATCGCTTCTAAGGCGTTTTTAGCCCTAAGAAGGGTCAGAGGAGCCAAACACCTAAAACAACCCTTAAAACCAAAACTATGACGACAAAAGAAAAAATCGAAGTGATGCAGGCTTACCTTGATGGGGAGCATATCCAGTCCAAGACGACCAGAGCCAAAGCAGATCCTGAATCCTGAACCCAGTATGAGTAAGAATTGGCAGCCTACAGGGGTCCGCTACAGAGGCATCACTACAACAATATCGAAAGAACGTGTAAGAGAACGCACCAAGCGCGAGATCGACCGTGCGAAAAACAAGATCAAGGAACTCAGGGCTGAGATTAAGGTTCTTAGAAAAAACCTACGACTTGCGACTGACGTTGAAGAAATCCATCAGATCGCCCTGCACCCAGGCGACGAAGGTTACGACGACGCTGCCATTGAAGAAGTCTTTTGCCCACTAAATTACCACGGAGAATATACTTGGATAAACAACAAATGAATCTACATAAACACCCCGACTTCCCCGACCATGTGATGACCGAAAGTGGGGTCATGGTCTACGTTCCGCTACGGAAGAAGTTAAAGACGCGCTACGAAGTGGTGCGGGACTCCAACATGGCGTATTGCATCATCAAGTGTGCGGACGGGATCAGGCGCAAGGTCTACCACGAAGACTTCGTAGGAGGCGTTCCAATCCTCGACCAGACCCTGACCCATGAGAAGATATTTCAGGATTGGGGCGGTCGAACCGTCCCAGGCTTTGAGGACTACGCCATTGACGAGGCGGGAGTAGTCTACCGTGTGCTGCCCTACCGAAAGGGGCGCGGTCGCAGGGTTCCCTTTGTCCTGCACCCTGCATCCCGTTTCAGCAAAGAGTATCTTGTGCTACAGGAAAAGAACACTGGCAAGCGGGTCCATATGTCAGTAGACAAGATCAAGCTCTTGATAGAGGAAGAGGATAAGGAAGAATGATAGCGCGGGACAGGGACGCGATACAGGACACAGGGTTCGGGAGTGTTGTCGTATCCTTTGCTATGTTCTTCGCGTTTGTTTTAGGTATTGCTATTTTGCTATCAGTAGCGTTTGTTTGCGATGTATTTAAAAACATCTTCCCCCGTTGAAACCGCTCAACTGGTTGACTGAGGTTGACTATGAGTTATGTTAAGTATTTAGATCACACATGAGTAGTCAATCCCGACACCTCGAAATTGATGCCCTAGACTTGGGATCACTTGATGAAAAAGGCAAGCCCGTTGAGTCTAGGCTAAAGGACGTTAAGGCCGCTATATCTATTTTCCAGACCCTACGCAGAGCAGACGAGAAGTCCGCAGTCAACCGCGCTAGGATCGACGGGATGTTTGACGGAGCGGCCCCCTACAACAACGACAAGTTGCTTGCCAGTGGTCAGGCGATGAAGACGAACCTCAACTTCGGTGAGGCGACTCGTTTGCTTGACATATCCGTGTCCGCCTACGTTGACCTATATACCTCGCTTGAGAAACTTGTTGAGGTCAAGGGGACAATCGGGGAGGCTACTGAGCGAGGAGTTTTTGAGGACATCATCGGCGAGGAACTTACCCACATGATGCGATCCTGGCCGGAGTTCCATAGCAGCTACCTGCGACTCTGCACCACCTTCATTAAGCACGGTGTGGGGGTAGCCTACTTCGACACCCCAGAGGACTGGAAGTTTCGGGTGGGGGGTTTCACTGACATCCTCATACCACGACAGACCCCCGCATCAGAGAACTGCATCGACATAGCAGTGGGCCGCAGAGACTACTTGCTGCATGAGTTGTTTCACTTTATCAAGAACGAGAAGGCCGCTAAGAAGATTGGTTGGAACTGTGACGAAGTGAAGCGCGTCATCATGAAGAACGCCAAGACCACGGGTCGCCGTTACGGGGACAGTGGTTCTACGTTTAGTGACTACGAGGCACTACAAGCGGAACTCAAGAACAACGACCTCTACACCGGAATCCAGAACCCGACCGTAGCGGTCCTGCACTTCTGGGTTCGGGAAATGGACGGGACAGTAAGCCACTACATCAGTGCCGAAGACAACCCCAAGGACTTCCTGTATAAAAAAGAGAGCCGCTTCTCGTCTCCCGAACAGGCTTACATTATGTTTGCCTATGGTGTGGGAAGCAACGGAACCTACCACAGCATCCGTGGTCTGGGTCAGCGGATCTTTTCACACATTCAGACAAGTAACCGACTCCGCTGCCAGATGGTAGACGGAGCCATGCTGGGGTCCGCACCCATGCTACAGGCAGAGAATCAACGCGCCTTGGACGAGTTGCAGTTCACCTACTACGGTGGATACGCAGTCCTGAGTCCTGATTTGCGGGTCGTTGAGCGAGCTATCCCGAACTTGGGGACAGCAGTAAAACCTGCCTTGGATGACCTTAGCAACCAGTTGGCTCAGAACACCGACACGTTCTCTACGTATAGCCCGACACAGGGTTCACCATACAGGAACTCGTTACAGGTTTCGGCGGACTTAGAGATCAGCACCCGCCTGTCAGGTGCGTCCTTAAACCTGTTTTATGTGTCGTGGACTCGACTGATGCGCGAGATTGTTCGTCGCGTTGTCGAGAGCAAACGACAAGACCCAATGGTTAAGGAGTTCTACCGTCGCTGCGAGGTTCGCGGAGTCCCCAGAGACTTTATCAAGAAGCTCGACCTTACCAAAACAATAGCCTTACGCGCTATTGGTAACGGATCAAAGGCAGGTCGATTGGTTGCACTCCGCGAGATGCAAGCGTTGTCCGGTCGTTTTGACGAAGTGGGTCAGCGCAACCTTGACCGCGATGTGGTAGCCACTAGCGTAGGACATGACCTAGCGGACAGATACTTGCCGAAGGAGCCAGGTAGCCGCCCAACCGTAGATGACAAGATCGCCTACTTTGAGAACAGCGACCTGTCAGAAGGCAAGCAGGTTCCGGCACTGTCGAACGAACTTCACGGCAAGCACCTGCAAATCCACGTCCCAGCCCTGCAAGAGATTATCACAGGCATGGACGAGGGGACAGTAGACCCCGTTCAAATTTACCAGAGCCTTGTGGCGTTTTACCAACACATCAGCGAAACCCTGCAACTTGCAGCAGGAGACGCAGACTTGCAGCCGCTTATCAGCAATACGAAGCAAGTCCTTCAGTATGCTGAAGAGGCGATTAATAACACCGCCAAGAAGATGCAGAAGATGCAGCGCGAGGCAGCGGAGGCACAAGCAAGTGGAGCGGAGATGTCACCCGAAGGACAAGAGGGAATGGCTGCGCCGCCCCAGCCAAACGCCGCTGACTTGAAGATACAGCAAGCGCAAGTGGATATGCAGATCCGCCGCCAGAAAGCAGAACTTGAGATGGAGCTTCGCCAAAGGAAATTTGAACAAGAGCAAGCACTCAGAGACGCTAAGGCGGCTGCTGACCTACGCGATCAGATGGACTTAACGTAAGTGACTCCAGTAGGGGGAACTGACAAATAAGATGGCATACACGAAACCAGGACTGCGTAAGAGAATAATCCAAAGGGTCAAGGCTTCTGGAAAGGGAGGCAAGCCAGGTCAGTGGTCTGCTCGTAAGGCGCAGATAGTCGCCCAGAAGTATAAGGCCGCTGGGGGCGGTTACAAAGGGGGGAAGAAAAAATCACAAAAGTCCCTTAGTAAGTGGACAAAGCAGAAATGGCGGACTAAGAGTGGTAAACCATCTACCCAAGGCTCAAAGGCTACGGGCGAAAGATATTTACCTGAGAAGGCAATAAAATCACTCTCAGCTTCTCAGTATGCTGCTACCAGCAAGAAGAAAAGAGAGGGAATGAAAAAAGGTAAGCAGTTTGTGAAAAATACTGCTGCCGCTAGGAAAGCCAGTAAAAAGGCACGAAGTTAAAAGTAATGAGTAAATTAAATAAAAAAACAAAACCACCAATCCCGATTGAACAGTGGTTTAGGGATATGGCGGCTCCCGCAGAATTGCGCGAAATGTTAGATAGTGAGGTTTTCAAATTAGCCGCTGCTACATTGAAAGAAGCGGCAGGTCCGACTTTTTCAACTTTATCTTCAGACCCAGAAGCCAACGCCATGAAACAAGCGTGGTATGCTGGATATAGAGACGCTTTCCAGGATCTGGAAAAACTAACCCAGCCAAAAACAACACAAAATAAAACGCCCCAAGAGTGGGCGCACATAAGCCTAAGTAATGAGTGAACAAGCCGTAATGGACTTTGCCGAACAGTCAGAGCCACAATTCAACGAAGCAGAACTTGCTGTTGGAGGGGAGGAAACTTCTTTCTCGCAAGCGTTTGAGGAGGCGTTAGATCGTCTAGAGAACCCAGTAGAAGAAGCACAACCGGAACCCGAAGCTCCGCAATCTGAGCAGGTAGAAGAGAAACCCGCAGAAGTAGAGGAGGCTCCTGAGTCCGTGGAAGAGACTGAAGAATCTCAGAGCTTAGAGGAAGAGAAAGACGGGTTTGACCCTACTGACGAGTTGGAAACTCAGGAAACCGCTGATTGGACTCCAAAAGCGGCAAGGCGTTTCAAGCAACTCAAAGAGGAAAGAAAGGTTCTTAGATCAGAATTAGATGATCTCCGCTACAAGAATACAGAATACGAGAGTAAAATCCAAGAACTGAATGGCGCGGTGGAAAATGAGGACATCGAAACGATGCGGGAACAGCTTGCTGAATACGAACAGCAGAAGATGTTCACTGACTTGGAGAATACCACCAGCTATCAGCAAGTTGTTACTGAGCCTCTTCTTGAGCTAATAAACAAAGCGGAGCAGGTCGCGGATCATTACGACATCGACTCAGATGCCCTTATTGATGTTATCTCTATGGATGAAGGGGAAGACCAAGACGAAGCGTTGTCTAATATCTTAGAGGATGTTTCTGATCGAGATAAGGCTAAGATCTACCGTGTTCTGGAAGATATTAATCCTATCTTGGAACACAGGACAAACATGATCAATAACTTGGAGGAAGCCTACTACGAAGCGCAGAGCTTGGAAGAGCAGCGGCAGAATCAGCAAGCGGCTCAGAAAGCGCATGAAAGGCAAGTAATAACTCAGAATGTAGTGGGGCGAGTCAAAGAAAAAGTTCCGTTCTTATCTGGGTTTGAAGGAATTAATTTTGATGCTATAGCTCAAAAAGCGTCAGATTCTGATCCCGCAGTTCTCCACCCAGTAGATGCCGCCTATAATGCGGTTGCTGCTCAGATGCTGCCTTCCCTAGTAAAAGAATACAGCACATTACAGGCGGAACTAGAAAGCCTCACTGACCGGCTCGCGGAGTATGAAGAAGCGGAGCCTGGAACCAGCGGGACAGTTCCAGAAGCAGGTAGGATTGCTAAGTCTAATGGAGCTAATGTTTCCTTTGAGGACGCTATTAGCCAAAGACTGTCAGGAGTTGTATAGGGCGATTTAACTCCTAATAAACAAAAGCCCCTTTCCCGTAATGGGTTAGGGGCTTTTTGTTTTGTATTTAGATTCGGAAAAAACAAAATAAAATATAAGTCTGTCTTATTTGACAAAAATAAGAATTTATGGGAAACTTTTAGAAGTTACTTTAATTTAAGTTGGTTGTTCTAGCCTTTAATTAGTCCTATTACTTAAATTTATAATATAACTCTTTACCAAACTAGGTGGTTGTTCTGGCCGTAAAATCAGTCCTAAGAAACCTTGATTGGACAATACAGGCATCTAAAAAATAGATGCTTGGACTAACCCCAAATTATTTTTTCTTATCATGTCAACCTTTGACTTAGGTTCCGCAGGAACCACTGCAATTAACACGATTCTGGCTGAAGAAGCCAACCGAATCAACCAAGATGTATACTCTCGGACTGTTCACACCTCGGCGTGGATGGATCTTATGAAGCAGACTGCCTTCCCAGATGGGATGGGTTATCAACTCAGCACCCTCGTGTATGACCGGGCTATCCCGACTACCGACTCTGCTGGTGATACTGCTGGAGTTAACTGGTCCGCACTCGGATCTTTGAATGCCTCTGCTAACTCGTTTGACACCTCTGACCTCGGACAGCCCCTCAAGGACGCTGCTGATGATGTGCAGGGCGGTCGTGGAACAGGTGCTGCTGATAAGCGTTCTTATGTTCAGTTCTCCAAGCAACTCAAGAAGTATAGCATCGACCGCGCAGTAATCGAGTCTCCCCGCATCTCGCTGGAAGACCTCCGTTTTGCTGCTCATCGTCAGGAACAACTTCGCGCCATCATGGACAACATGGCTGAATCTACCCGATACACATGGGAGAATCGCTACCGTGATGAGTTCTCGAAAGTCTCCGATAGCTACATCGGTGCTGTTGCTTCTGGAACTGCTATTCAGTCTGGTTTTGAAGGCACTGAGCTTGCTGGCACTGTTGATCTCGGAACTGCTGGTTCCTTCACTGTTCCAACAAGTAACCTGTCTAATGCGCTCCTCGATAAGTCTTACTTCAACCTCGTCCGCAAGGGTGCTGGTAATGAGGCTTATGGTCGTGAAAATGGTCGCCCCGTGTTTGGCCTTGTGCTGAGTTCTGAGGCTTCTTACCAGCTTCAGACCGAAGCAGGTTTCCGCGATGACGTTCGTTACAACAACAGCAAGGTAAGTGACCTCATCGCTCCTCTCGGTGTTGAGAAATCCTTCCGTGGTTTCTATCACCTAGTTGATGATCTCGCTCCTCGCTTCACTCTGGCGAATACGGATCAGATTACCCGCGTTCTTCCTTACACGGTTTCCAGTGGTGTGACTACTCCAAACAGTGCTTACGAGTCTGCTGAATACGAAGCAGCTTTCGTGATCCACCCACACGTTTGCGAGTCTCAGATCCCTAACCCGTTCAGCGGAGCGCAAGGTGTATCCTTTGACCCCGTTAGCTACCGTGGTGACTTCAAGTGGACGAACATCGCCCATGAGGTCAACAACCCAGACGGAACTATTGGTTTCTTCCGTGGCGTTCTCGCCAGCGCGACCAAGCCAATCAAGACCGATCTCGGTTTTGTTATCCTGTTCAAGCGGACCTCCACAACTCCCGCTGCGTAATACCCCGCTTAGTTTGAGGGGGGTGGTAACCCCACCCCTCTCTTTCTATAGCTAACCCTAAGTTTGCTATGCCTACTCTAGATGACGCACCAACCATCGAAACCCTTGCGGGTGACGATCTCACATCTTCTGACGTTTCAGATGCCGAAAAAGTTGCGCGAGCCGATCTCGTTCAAGTTTTTGATGTCTCTGAGCAGAAGGTTAAAACTATCTCAGTCCAGGAGCTTGGAGAAGCCCTTGGCGTAACATTCAGCTAAATCTTTATGGGTAGCCTCTGATATGGGGCTACCTGTAAAACCACTATCTATTATGGCTTTAACTCAATCCAAAAAGAAAAAGATTGAAGAATTACTTGGCGATCTGTCTGCGGAGGATATTGCTGACTTTTTTGCAGAGCAATCTGAAACTAGCATGGCCGAAGTAGTTGAAAATAGGCTCGCGGACCAACAAGAAGATCTAGGATCTGATGATGTTGAGAACGAACCAAGTGCTGATATTGAACCTGCCGAATCAGAAAAAACACAGACTCCCCGCAGCGACTCCGAAATAATGGAAGACCCTGCCCCAGAGATGGATGAAAAAGAAGCTGTGCGTTTATTTGAAATGGTCACGGGTAATCCTTTTGATCCAAATTCTTCTATGGACCAAGGTAAGATGGAGATCTTGAAGAAGGCAAAGGCTGAAAATCCTGATCTTTCCGACAGCCAACTGGCACTTAAAATCTACAAGGATTATATGTAATGAACTACGCAGATAAGAAAGAGCATGGAGAAGTTAAGGACTTAGAGATGGCGGAGCAGCAGCTTCGCAATATCCACGCTAACGTAGTAGATCTGCTAAGACACTTAGAGAAACAACCCAACTGCCCTCTTTTATCTCAGGCGTGGGTTCAATCTAAAGTTACGTTGTCTAACGCTTACGTTGATTCGGTTCGGGATTATGTAGTAAACAGCAAGAAAGAACTAGAGCCTATGAACGACGATGGAGTCTATGACAGTGAAGATGGTCCTGTGGGCTTCCTTATAGCTGTTGAAAAAGGTGCATCTAAGTATTAAGTTTAGATAACATGACAAACGATATCGAAAAACAATCAGCAGGTAGGGGAGGGGCAACTTTCGTTAATACTACAGGAAGCCCGACTACTGGACAATACTGCGCTATTCAATGTGTCACTAATAACACTAAGTTTAGTTCTATCACGATGGATGCCCTAGACGGGGATACGATTAGTAGCAGCGACAATTTTCCTGCTGGTTTTACTATTCTAGGAAGCATCAAATCCTTTACCCTGCACACTGGATCAGTGATCGCTTACAAAGCAGTTAACTAAGGAAACGAGGAAAGACTGCTATGAGTTGGGCGCAAGCCGTTTCTGAGGTAAAGCCCGAACTACTTCGATGGGCCGTAAATTACTTCGGACTCGCCATTGTCTTAGGAGTTTGCTCTTGGCTACTATGGGGCGAGTATCAAGATCAGATAGATGCTAGGTTCGCTTCCATTGAGCGGGAACTTAGTAGCTACAAAGATCGAGTAGGTTTCTTGGAGGAGGACGCGCTCCACCGCAGGACTATTGAAGCGGAAGATCAGAAGCAACGCGCTGAATTGTTCTCCGCTATTGAGAAGCACTTAGATAATATCAGTAGGTCTAACTAATATAGTTATATTAAGCTCACCTCTGTTGTTTTTAAATGAGGAGAATAAAACTTGTAGGTATCCGACGAAGCGGTAACCATGCGGTGCTAGGGTGGATAGCTGACAGGAATAGAGGTAGAGTTTGTTTTCTTAATTCAGTTGCGGTAAGGAGGTATCAAAAACGTAACGAAAGACTCAACACACTTCCTTCAAAAAACATCTGTAAAGACCTAGGGAAAGCCTCATTGTTGTTGTGTGGTTACGAAGAGTTGCCGCTACTAGCGTTTCAAGCGCACTCCGTATTACCTGGATTGTTAAAGGGTCCAGAAACTTCCGTTCTCCTTTTACGAGATCCTTTTAATACTTTTGCGAGTCGCCTAAAGGGTATCCGAAATCTCAAATCGACCCAACGTCGTTTTTTGCCGGAAGATCCTGACCTTTGTTCCCCGCCCCCTGTTTCTACTTTATGGAAGGAATATGCCAAGGAATATCTAGGAATCACAAAAAAGTTAGGTGGGAGATTCGTGGGAGTTAAATATAACTCTTGGTTCACAGACTCAGATTACCGTTGTGAACTAGCTAACGTCTTAGGGTTAAAGCCTTCGGCAGAACCTTTTGAAAGAGTTTCTGGGTTTGGTTTCGGGAGTTCTTTTGATCGTAAGTCAAAAGATGGCGAAGCATCTAAAATGAACGTGTTAAACAGGTGGGAAGAGTTTGCAGATGACCCAACTTATCACAAGTATTTCGATGATGAATTACTTGAGTTATCAAAAGAGATTTTCCCTCACATTAAAGGGCCGTTTAGCTGATCTAATCTAGTCAATTACTACGAAGCCCCATCTCGTCTCGACTTGATATACGTCTACATTAAGCTCCTCATGTATCTTTTTCGGGGAGTCTTTGTGCTTAATACTGTTAAGATCATCAAGAATCATGCACTTTATATTATTGTGTTCCTTAATAGCATCCAAAGCTACTCTCATTTCTTTTTGTCCATTAGGTCCGCCCGAATCCAAGCTAAGTAAAACTCGTTGATCTTTTTTTTCGTCTAGAATTTTAGGTAGCCAGTTTTGTTCATCTGCTACGTTTTGGATTTGTATTTTCTTAACCCAGTCTACGGGTAAATCTTTTCGTTCTAGGGAATTAGCGTGGCTAAGAAACACATGGGGTAGATATCCGATATTTTCTAGAGCCTTTTTGTAAGACTGCCTGTTAGTCTCACAAGAGTGAACTTCTAGTCCGGTTAATGCAAAAGAAGTGGTAGTCCCGTTTCCCAGAAAAGTTCCCGTCTCAATGATGTAGTCTATGTTGTATTTCTTAGCTAGGAGACAAGCAACTTCTGACAGTCTTGCAGAATTAAGAGCCATTGAGACATTTTTTTCAATTATTTTAGATTTAAGCTCACGAACACCCAATATGTCTTCAAAGGTTTTTGAAATAGTGTAATTATCTTCTAGAATGTTAACTATCATAGAGAAAACTGTATCATGAACATAAGAGACATCAAGTTAGGTCATCGAAGAGAGTATCGAGTGTTTGGCCTCCAAAGGTCTGGGCTTCATGCGGTTACAAATTGGATAATCGCATCTTTAATAGAAGAAGGAGAAGACCAACTCACTTACTTAAATTTTGTGAATTCCTGCCCAGATATAAAAGGGAATCGGTTCAACAAGGGGAATGAAATGCCCGACTTGCCGGACTCATGTAGGACTCCCTTGGATAAATTAACTGGGACATTAGTTTTGGGTTTTGAAGAGTGGGATGCGGCCAAATGGGTTCGTGAGCTAGATACCGGAGTAGAATCAGTCAACGTATTTGTAACTAGGGATTTAAAAGATGTGTTTGCGTCAAGGCTGGCTAGGCTTGAACAGCCCAATTCTAAGTTTTCAATATCTGAAGACACACTGAAAGTTTGGGGAGAATGGATGACGGGGACTGACCCAGAAGGTAATTACAAGATGCTAAAACACTACCGGAAATATACCCCCCTCCCCCCAAACACCACCGCAGTCCAATTTGAGAGTTGGATTAGTAGTGAAGAATATAGAAAACCCAAGGCTACTAAATTAGGGATTGAGTTCCACAACTTAGGAATGGACAAAGAGTCTAAGCACGGAGGAGGATCTTCTTTCGGTAAGCCCCCCGCTCCAGGACAGACGAGGTGGGAGAAGTATCGGGAACACCCTATGATGAAGGAATTTATGCGGCAAATGGAAGAGGGAAACCCGCTGCCCTATTACATTTGAACTTGCACTTCTTAGAGAATAGAAGGAAACTATAAAGGACGATCAATGAAGTTAACTAAAGCAAATACCCTATACAGCATTGACGAACCCGCTTTAATTGGAAACGCAGGGGGTGGGTCATCCTCTAGTTCATCGAGTTCTTCAAGCTCTTCAAGCTCTTCAAGCTCTTCAAGCTCTTCAAGCTCTTCAAGCTCTTCAAGCTCTTCAAGCTCTTCTAGTTCTTCAAGCTCTTCTAGTTCTTCAAGCTCTTCTAGTCCCTCGAGTTCTTCAAGCTCTTCTAGTCCCTCGAGTTCTTCAAGCTCATCGAGTTCTTCAAGCTCATCGAGTTCTTCAAGCTCATCGAGTTCTTCATAACAGTAAGATCGATTCGATATGCCTATCAATACTGGAAATCAACCCGCTCCAAAGAGACAAAGAGTTCTTACTTTTGTTAGCCCAAATGTGGCGGATATTCTTTTTTACGAGACGGTAGATACTCAGAGAGTGGGGAAGAGCATCCCCGCATATGGGACTAGCCACCCTGACTCTACTAAATGGCCCGATCATGAACTTGTTTTTGTTCAGCAAGATAGCTCTGAGGGTCAGCTTTATAGATATTATTACGCAGCTACTAGAGCTTCTCAAGACACATACAATTACGAGATAAGGGACGGATCTGAACTTACTAGAACTTACATAATAAAAAGAAGTGATTACCCTTCATCTTTAACTCCTCCTGCTGGTGGGACATTAGATAGTGCTTTTACAGACTATGGGTTTGTTGGGGACACTATTAAAAGTGTGGGAGATCCCTTGTCAGGGATATACATAGCAGTTCAAAGAAGGTTTGTAGTTCCTCAAACTGTTGATCATGTGTATGATGCAAATTTGGAGGGCAACGTCAAAGTTACTAAGACTATTGTTCCATCTGGCTATGATCTTGTGACGGAAGGTATAACTAACTCGCCTGGAGACACTAATGAAGTAAGACATGGAAATAATTTCCACGATGTCCTTATTAATCAGACCATTAAAGATAGTGGGGGGAGTATTGCAGACAGGGATCTTGAAACTATTTATGGATCACAAAAATACGAAGGAATACCACAAAGGCTGGACTCTGTTGATTTTGATTTTATTTCTGCTTTTGTCTCAGGAATAAATTCTAACGGGGACAGTATAGGACAATATACTGAGGATAGTACCGCAGAATTCCCAGTTACTGCTCCCTCTTCTGGACCGTTTAAAACAAAGATACAAAGGACTCTAACCACAAACCCAGAGACAAGAGTAGATTCCATATTATCTTCTGCTACACTTCTTCCCAGACCCAAACGACAAGATATTTCTTACAAGTATGCCGCATACAGCACGAACCCTCCGGTTGCACAAGCTTCAGCTAGGCAATTCACTCTTCCTGCTGCCATACACGGAGCGATTACTGTTGGTATAAACGGAACTACTAACGGCTCTTCTACTTCACCTACTGGTATAAATCTTGAACGAAACATTCAGCCCACCTCATTACCTGCAACTCCAGGATTTAACGGAACTGATCTATCTGGTGATTATTTGATAAACGTGTCCGTAAGGCAGACTAGCCTCGATTTATTTGTCGTGGAGTCTACAGAACTTCAACTTAACGGAGTTTATCCGTAACTCAATGGCTGAAGACTTTCAGTATTCTCAAGTCAACTCACCTACTCCAGAAGAATCCTTTGGGAACTTAACTGGAGTAGAAACTCAGATTCCTAATCCTGATCTTTTATATGGCCCAATAGAAGTTGGGCCTTGGCCCGATAATCCTATTGTTGATTTCTCCCCTTTAGGATTATTTTTAAATAAGCCAGCTTTTTTATTTGATGAAGAAAGTAGTAGCAGCAGTAGTAGTTCCAGTAGCCCCCCTAGTAGTAGTAGTAGTAGTAGTAGTAGTTCTAAGTCCACCGCTATCGTTCCTTGTTCTTGGAATGAAACTGGGTATGCGGCTTTATTTATTGCTGAGATGCCGGAGGTTCGCTTTGATGACCACGTAGAAATTTTTCCTACTAAGAGGTTCAGCAGAACTCAGTTAGACACGAAATTCTTGGAAGTTTGTGAGCCAGATACGGTTAGAGTAATTTCTGCTATCGGGGACTCTGGGGGCGTTAAATATGCCAGGATTGAGGGACAAGAAATAATCTTGTCGCTACCCTTGTTCATGAGGCCAAAAAGAGTTTGTGTTCGTTTGAGTGGAATTCGCAAAGGGTTCCGAAACCTTAGATTCCCTGATAGAACTGAGAATCAGTTTATACATAACGAGAAGTTCATTAACTCAGCTTACCCAGACGAATAGATAATATGAGTGATGCTGACAGCAGTAGTAGTGAAGAAGGAGAGGATAGCAGCAGCAGCAGCAGCAGCAGCAGCAGCAGCAGCAGCAGCAGCAGCAGCAGCAGCAGCAGCAGCAGCAGCAGTCACGGATCACCTAAAACCTCTGGGTCTGTTTAAGACAAGTGTTGCTCTACCTCAGACCACACTATATTGTTAACCGTTGGGGAAGCTCCTCCTTCGATATATTTCCTGATTGATCTTACTACGTCATCAGCGGTTATCATATCCATACATTTGGGTATAGGGGATTCCCCTCCTTCGGGGATAACGGGTAGGCTACATAGGCTTGAGTCTTGCTTAGAACCATCATTTCTAGGCTCTACCCTAGACTTCCAACACCCTCCTTTTTTACAACAGTCCAGCATTCCCTGTGTATGATGGAACTGGTGGGTAGGGTAATGTTCCCAAGATACTGGCTCCCTTCCTCCTGCGATTACTACGCAGGGTCTTGAAGAACCCTGTTGCTTTGTGGGAACCGCCGCTGCCATGTGCATTATACCTGTAACCGGACACACGACCCCCGAACTATGATAGACGAGCCTGACTAGCTGCCTAACATCAGTTTTTCCTCTTAAATCAATTGCCCCTTTGATCGGGGGGTGGTGGTGATTATCAGAACCTACTTGCACGAATAGGATCTCTCCCTTTAGAGAATCAACCACTTGTTGATACTTTTTGTGGTCCCACCACTTACAAGTAAAATCATACTTACCCCCCGAAACTATAATCCAAAAAGGAACCTCATATTTAGTGATATTCTGCACTTGATTTGTCCACCCCTTCTCTTCATCGGACAAATAGATATCTCCCTTGAACTCGGTTACTGGGATTTTGAGGTGTAGTTTTTCCTCCAAGAACTCATGGTAAGCTCCTATGAAGTGCAAGGGACGTTGATTGCTTTTGTTTATGGCGGGATATTTCAATACTATTGTTTCAACTCCCGCGTTGTCTTTAAAATTATTTATGTAAGGATTATTATCAAATAACGCTGATGCGGTCCCCGCATACCCCGTTTTAAACTCTTTCGGGTAGGCTCGATTAAGATCTCGGATCGCTGCGGTGCATACCACGACATCTCCTAAACTAAGTTTGTTTTGGAATATTATGTTTCTCATTTTAATTAAAGCCCAACTGATATCTATTTAAAGATTAGATTATATCAAGAAAAATCAAAATTTAGTCTAAAACTACTCAGTTACCTTACATAAATTAGATTTAACCCCCGTTCGGGTTCGGCTTCTGACTTGAATAAAGAGGGTTTTGACATTAGAATACCTTATGGCAGTGACCGTAGCTACCTTAAAAAACACCCTCTCAAGTTATCTTGAGTCTGATTCGCAGTTTTTACCTTATTTGAATCAAGTCCTCCCTAGGCTATATGGTTTGGGATACTGGAGGGATTTGGTGTTTGAAAGGACCATCGTGACAGACCACGAATACTTCTCCTTGCCGGAAAACGCAGAGTCCGTTCTTTCTGCCGTAGTTGACGGACTTCCTAGTGAAATGAGATCTAGGTGGCAAGATTACAAGACTTCTGGTATTTATACAGGAGGTCCAGGTCCAGTTTACGGGATCGTAGATGACGGGCTACATCCCACTATTATTGACTTAAACGAGGCTTCTCTTTATCAGATAAAGGTTGTCCCTATCACGCCTCGGACTTTACTGCCTTCGGTTGGGTCTGTTTTTGTGACTTATGGGAGGGCGGACGGATCTAAGAAGGTTCATGAGTTTGGGCTAGACGGAAGCGCGAGCATGATAACCACAGAACCTCACGCTACGAAAGCAGTTTCTGTATTGGAAATACGTTTCAAAGGGTTTTATGAAAAAGTAGAAGTCCAAGCAGTGGAAGACGCTGAGTCGAGTTCCTCAAGTTCAAGCTCATCAAGCTCATCAAGCTCATCAAGCTCATCAAGCTCATCAAGCTCATCAAGCCCATCAAGCTCATCTAGCCCATCAAGCTCATCAAGCCCATCAAGCTCATCTAGCCAGCCTAGTTCATCAAGCTCTTCAAGTTCATCTCCGTAGTAAAATTATAATCATATTAATATGGCAACTCTCACACTAGCAAGAGGTCGCGGAAACGAGGTAGCTCGATACCGTAGATTTAGGCTTTCAAACCCCTCTGAGGCAGATAGAACGGCGTTTGTTCTCTTGAAGAGAAGATTTGAAACTCTTTTTAACGACGATGATATCGTATATCTTTCTAACGTAAATGCTATTAAGCATGGAATTTTAGCTACAGTTGCGGAAGATAACGCTGACATACAACGCGCTGACTACCACTGGAATGTCTGCAACGCATTGCTTGATCAAGAGAAAAGTGCTTATCGAGGCATGGCAAAGCCAGAAATGAATATAGACCCCTTTGGAGGGTCTGCTTCTAGGGTAGTAAATGTCATGTGATTTATTTTATGTTTTGAGTAAATTCAAAACACCAAACCCAAGAACACAAAAAAAACACCATGAATAAAGAATCCATTCTTTCAGTTGTACGCCACATCCTCACTTTTGGAGGAGGTTTGTTGGTGAGTAAAGGCATTGGCCTTGATGAACAGATGATGCTTGAAGCGGTTGGTAGTATTATCACGCTCATTGGTATCGTTTGGGGTATTCGCCAGAAGTCCTCCTCAAAATAATGAGGGCAGTTCTAGCTGCGCTCGCTTCAGCACTATCGGCACTAGCCTCATATTATCAGACTGTATTTCCGATAAAGGAGATGCGCTCAATACAGAAGGAAATCTACGACTATGAAGATGAGATACATCGCCTTGGTGATCGCGGGAATCCTGCTGACAAGCTGCGCATCGAAGTCATCTCTAAAAGAAAGCGAGACGCAGCAGAACAACTCCGCACTCTACGATCCTCCTACGGTGACGCTGATTAAAGGTGAAACTTATAAGTTTAAAGAAGGCGTTATCAAGGGCAGGGGTCAGAAGTTTCACTCTCACTACAGCTACGTAATGGCTTTACTAACTGGAAAGCCTTATGAACAAAAATAAAAAGATCGGATTTACATGAGTGATTCTTTTATATCTGCGGTTGAAGGTGCGATTAAGGACACCCCAGAAGACAAACCTTGGTTCAAAACCAAAGAAGGGTGGGCTCAATATTATGATGAGCTAGGTAGATCAATCCCAGAAGACGCAGGAGACATTTTAAATATATTATCTGACCCGGAGGGGGTAGTTAGAGATGTAGCTTCTTTTTCAAAAAATGAATTAAAAAGTCTTTCAGACTTAGGAGCAAAAGGCTACGCGCAAAGGGTGGCTAAATCAGGGTCTGATTTTGTTAGTGAAGCTAAAGAAGACCCAGAAACAGCAGCAGATATAACATCTCAAGCTCTTCTTGCCTTGGCTTTAAAAGGCGGAAGAATGGTGAAGCAGAAACGCACCAAAAAAGAGTTACAGAAAAAATTCGACGAGGGTGACCAGAATTTTGTGGAAGTTGAGGATGGCTGGCTTGAACCGACCGTTTTAGAAAACGTAGTTGATACCACAAAGCGGTTAGGGGGTTCAGGTTCTAGGGCGGGGTTGACATTTAATGACGTAGGGCAAAGAGAGGAGCCGCGACTTATTGATATGATTGAAAGAAATATAGCGGAATCTCAGATTGATGCTGTAGGAAAAGATAGAACCCTAGCTCCGGCATCCAGATTTTTTAAGGGAGTGGATGCGGCTATTCAAAAAAACGTAGGCGAACCAATTTTAAAAGGTTTGTCTAACTCACCTCTTAGAAAAGGTTTTCAAAGATCGTATGAAGAGGCGGCAGACTCAAGAATTTCTAATGAGATCCTCTCCAGACTAAATACAGAAAAGGAGAAGGCGGGAGATCGAGATAAGCTAAGAGCTTACCAGCAAAAGTATTTCCCAAGCGCAAAGCTCCGCAACCTTTAGTTAGGTGATGAACAAAAATGATCTATACACGCTCCGGTGGCACCTTAAAAACTGGACAAGTGATAGTCACGCCAAGGCACTGAGAGTGGTTGATCGTTTGCTGGGGGAAGCATCAGCAGTTGATCGGGAACACTCTTCCTCCTCAAATAATAATTCTGGTAAAAGATCTAACCAGCGGTCTTTGTGGTATCCTCAAGCGGAGACAAATTTCGCACCTTCTAAGACAAGGGGGAGCTACCCTAGCGGTGGGCCGGAGGGAGCAATAGTTCATTGGACGGCAGGAAGGGAGAACCAAACCCTGAGATCCGCTCTGTCCTATCAAGCTAGGCAGGGCTTCACCTATTTCGTCATTGATGAGAATGGTAACGTAGGCCAAAACTTCCCGCTCAATAAGTGGGGGTATCATGCAGGGAAAAGCTATTATGATGGGTTAGGGTCTTACGTTTCCAATAGAGTGGTTGGTATAGAGGTTATATGTCCAGGCCATTTAGACAATCGAAGGACTGCTTGGTTTGATCGAACTGAACCCTATCCCGAAGATAATTGCCGCTTAGAGAAGCGGAAGAATAAGAACATTGCCCCAGGCTACTATTACAAGTTCACCGAAGAGCAGGAGAACAGTTTAACAAAGTTGCTGCTCTGGCTATGGGATCAGTATGACTGCTTCCAAGTTCCTTATGTCCTCGGTCACGATGAAGTTTCCCCTGGCAGGAAGGTAGACCCAGGTGGCTCCCTATCAATGACTATGCCTGAGTATAGGTCTAGTGTTCTATCGTTAACTAATGTAACATGAATAACCCTCAATAATGCCCCGTTCTATGTCTAAAAAAAGTTGGGAAGAAAAAAAAGAGGAGGAAAGAAAAAAACAACACGCAAAATATATGCGGGAGTGGAATAGAACCTTGGAGGTTAAAGCTAGAAAATATAAAATAAAGTTTGGGGATTTTATAGCTCTAGTATCAAAGTCCGCTGGAAAATGCGACATATGTGGAGAGCCTCTAAGCCAAAAAAATTATTCTGTTGATCACAATCATAAAACAAATAAGGTAAGAGGAATCCTTTGTAGGAATTGTAATACCTCTTTGGGTCTTCTGAAAGATAGCCCTTCAATAATAGCGGAGGCTTTAAAATACTTAAAAGAGCGTAGCTACTCAGGAAGCGCGAGAAAAGTTAGAAAGAAACGCCCCTTCGGTAAGAAAAGAACCCAAGAGTTTAGAGAATATTTAGAGGAATGGAACGAGACGAATTTGGAGATTCCCTTTTTGGAAAAGATCAAAAAGCAATAGATGACATGATCTGTAAATCAATTCGATACTTAATTGATGAAGGATACAAAAAGACAGACATACTTCTATGCCTGTCTTGGATCATTGCGGAAATCGCTTCGGAAATCCAATTTGATTCTCCCGAATCTTAGAAGGGATCACCTAATTTTATTTCAGAGTCATCGAAGGACAAGTAATTGTCGATGTCATATTTTGGACTGAGGTCTATTGTCCATTTCTTTCCGCCTCCATGTCCCGAAGATTGTATCGGTCGTAACCTGGGGTTTGCCTTATGAGCTTCCTCCATAGCGCAAAAACCTCTTCGGACAAACTCCAAGTTCTGAGACATACCGACTGATCGTCCATTATTAAATTCATGGACTAGCACCTGGAAGTTGGTCAACGTCCCTCTCCAGGATTCGTTGTCTAAGTTTTCTGCGCCCCGGTATTTCTCGACAAAGAACTCTACAAGCTCCGCGATAGCACTCCTGCTTGAGTTGTCATAAGCGGCGGAGACGATTGATTCGTCAATGAAGGAGTCAACTCCGAACCTGCTGAAATCATTTAGGTCTTGGGGTATCTGCCAATCAAGCAGGAACTTTGCAAAGTGTGGGAGTTCCATTTCTATAGTTTGCTCAAGGTCATGGCTGGGAGGGAAATCACTCGTAGCAAAATCAGAAATACGAATAGCCATGATCTTATCCCTGTTCGATGAGTCGAGTGCTGGGATAACCGTGAGACTATTCGCATCCATGTTAAGAGACATAATTACCCTACCCGTCCACGGTACAGACAACGTGTCAGCATACTTAGCCTGATACTCAATTCTTGGGTTAGCTACCGCCCTCTTGATAAGCTCAGTGGCTTTACGTTGATCTTCAAAGGAAGCGGCACTAACCGTGTCATCAATTACCCAAGCTGCTGACCTACCCAGATCTTTATTGAATTTTGTGTGTCCGCTCAAATAGTCGCTTGCGTCTGCAAACCCTCCAACTAAATCACCGATAACTCTGTTAGAGAGCAAGGACTTTCCTTTGTTAGTCATGCCAACTAAGAGTAGGGCTTGGCCCTGCTGAAACTTGTAATTTAAGGCAGCATCATAGAAACGCTTCATCCAAGAATAAAAGTAATCCGTAGCAGGTCTATCCCCCGCTGGGCTAAACAGTTGAGACAGCCACCCATGTAGGAAGGGCCAATCTTTCGGGTCGCCAGATTCCGCTGGCTGGGTTGGTTTGTTGGATGCGTTGTTTAGGATTCGGTGACCGTTGTAGGTAACTAACCTTTCGTTTGAGAACACAACAGGAGCAATTTCGTCTACACGATTTTGATTACTTACCATCAAGACAGCCGAATCCACTTCAGAGATGGACTGACCTTTTTTGGTTTTTGTGGAGAAGCCTTTTTGTCTAAGCTCAAGGATTAACTGGTCTTTCGGGATCGTAACGGCGCACCCGTGAAGTAGCTTATAAAAAGACCTGCCATTAAACCAGTAGTCATCGAGAACCACAGCTATTTTCTTTTCCTCGTATTTCTCAATAAATGAAGAGCCGAAGATCTCTCGCCACGATACGAACCCTTTCCCTGCTCGGTCGCTGTAGCATACCATTCCATCTTCTCCCACTTGGCAACCCTCGCGGTTAATCCCGTCCCCTATCCAGAATAGCGGACCTCTAGCCCCGATTTCAAAATCGCCCAGCCAACGTCCTGGGAAAATCTCTTCTACTTTTTCAGCAATAACATCGAGCGGGACTGTGATGTCTGACGCTATGATAGGCTTCTTCTGGATCGCTCTGTTTAGAGCCGCATGAATTACGGAAGAGGGCAGGGGCTTGCCTATTTCTTTCCAATCTTCTCCAGCCTCAAAATACTGATTAGGCTTGAAAGCGCAATCGTCGAAGCCAGCAAGTATTCGTTGTGCTTTAGTAGCTTTTCCTATCTCTCTTACAAAGGTGTCGTAAAGGCTTTTATCAATAGGCAGAGGTTCTTCAAACTCCCAAATCGCTCTAGCATATCCGCTGAAAGTTTTGCAAATCCACTTAGGTGCGTAGGGGGTAGCATCGTTGATTTGAATCTCAACAACATCCCAATCAACGGGGGCATCATAGTCCGCTATGAAACCTAATACTCTATTAACGTGATTGCTGTTTGAAACTCTCTCCCCAGGAGCATCGCCCTCGCACATACTGATAAAAGCATGGTCAGTATCAGAGGAGGAACTCCAATCTCTAAACTCTGCTTTATTTGAAAAGTTAGGTTTATTCTTTGGGAGTTTGCTTGGTTCAATGTTTCGGGCTTCCTTATCTCTCAGGTTTTTTATATATCTCATTTTTCGTATCTTTGCAGTATTTTGCCTTCGGCTTCAAGTGGAATCTTTGAAATCCACTCAGGTGAGGTAGATAAAATTCTAGTAACATCCTCTAGAGCCTTATCAGCTTTGTCTTCGTCTACCTCTACGACCACTTCATCGTGGACATGGAAAAGTATCCAATACCCTTCTTTTCTGATCCGCAGCATGGCATCAGTGAAAATATCTCTAGCCAGAGCGGACGCAGCGTTCTCCGCTAAAATACCTCCCCAAAGTTTCATGGGGACTTTGTTTGATCCTTTTACAATTTTAGCTACTAACTCTAGTCCTCTGGATGTTTTATTGGAAAACAAATTACCATAACTAAGTTTTCTACCAGAAGGCAGAGATATTTCAAAAGGACATTCCGCGTCATACGCAGCATTCAAAGAGTCATTCAATTCCCTCCAATACCTAGTGACTTTAGGGAGACTACTTCTGTATAGGGCCACAGACTTAGCAGCTTCTTTTTCTGTCGTGCCGCTAAACTCACTGAACCTTTTTGCGCCAACCCCGTATCCACACCCAAGGGCCATAGTCTTTACCATATGCCTAAGATTAGGGTCTTCTTTTTTTAAAGAACCTTTAGCCTCATCCCACAGACCGAACTGAATAGCAAACGCCTCATATATGTCATCTGATTTCTCTATTCGTTCAAGCATTCCTGAGTCATCGGACAACCAAGATAATGTCCTGACCTCTATCTGAGACAAGTCCACCACTACCAGTTTCTTACCTTCTGGAGCGCAGATTACTTTTCTCATGTCTACTCCAAACATTTCTCCCCTTGGCATATTCTGAAGGTTGAGGTTGCCTCCGCTGCCGCTGAACCGTCCTGTGTGCGCCCCCCAATACATCAGTCCACCATAGTATCTACCATTCTGCATGGTCGCGTTTCGGAAGGAAAGCATCTTTTTCTTTAGCGAATTTATTCGCCTCCAGTTTCTGGTCGCTTCAATCCAGAGAAACTTTTTACTGTTGGCGCGGAACCATTGTTCGGTTTCCTCGTTATCTTTCGCCAGTGACGCAGGTGGGACAAGACCATTCTTCCTGCACTCATCATTAAAGGCTTCCCTAGACAGGAGTTTCTTCTCGCCAATCCAAGGGATGTTTTGTTCCGCCAAAAAAAGTTCTTTATTGAGTGTGGATATACACTCTTCAATGTAGTCGGGGTCTACTGGTATTCCCCCTTGTACTGCTTTCCGATTCATTACGCTGATCTCTTTTTCTCGATCCGGCCATAAATGTTCAAGTTTCTGCCAAAGGGCCAAGCAGTATTCAGAGTCCTTAGTTGCATATTCAAGAACCTCATCCTTGAATAAAGAGTCCATGCCTTCCCACTTCTGGCCTTTCATGGTGTCGCGGGTTTCTTTACTAAGCTCTATGCCCAAGACCGCTTTTGAAGCTCCCTTCAAGTTACGTGGATACCCGCAATACGCCGCCATGTCAGCAGTGCAGTGCCACTCGGCATAGTTAACTTCACCCCACCAGTTCATCCCTATGCCGAAGAGGTAAAGGGTTTCATCGAAAGCAGCGTTATGTGAGATTACTCTATTCCCTTCTAGAATACTCCAATCAAAATCTTTGGGGTGTCCCACATAAACATATCCATCGTCTCCTACAACACTCACCATGTAAGCATCGAAGTCTGGATGAGAGAAATACCCCAGCGGCCCCAGAACAGATATGGAGCATTCTTTGTCATAGTAGGACTCGTAATCAAGTGCGTATGTTTTCATTTTTTCTCTCCGCAACAAAGGACTCCGTTCTGATCCTGCCAGTATTCCAAGGGAATGCTTTCTCCCTCTAGAAACTCAATCATCCTTTCTGTTTGCTCGCGGCTAAGGTCTAGGGCTTCTACCAGAGAGTGAAAGAATTCAATCATTTCTCCAGCCTCAACGTCTTCGATATTTGTCATGAGTAAAAAAAAGGCTCCGCCCATAATGAGCGGAGCCTCTATTATTTTTATTTTTATGCTTCCGGCAACGAATCGGAAAGCACTTTATGGGCCGCGCCTAATCTCTTTATTTCAGATTCCAAGTGTTCTGTTGCGGCTTGTAATTCATCGAGTTTTTGTTCTAGTTCGGAACGCACGGCCTCGATGTTTGCTACGTGTTCCTTGACGAGTTCAGTGTTTTCGTTACTCATTACTGAAACATTTTTAAGAACTGAATCACTCCCTCAGAAGCGACCTCTGGAGAGTTTTCTAAGCTAGGGCAATACCAGCTATACTTGCCCTTTGTGAGCAAGATAGACTTCATGTTCCACACCTTAGACGAAAGGTCTGCTCCGTTGTTAACCGCAGCGAACGTGGCGAGCCGCTTGTAGGTATTACGGTAAGCATCCTTCTGCACGTTGATTCGGCCCAGAGCAAACTGATTATCTCCAATCGGCACGTTATATACCGTTTGGTCAGCATCCTCACCTCCGTGGAAGAGGATGCGAATGTCTGCAAACTCTAGGATTTTATATCCTGAGTCAGCTTCCAGTGCGTCACGATCATCATGGTTCCATGCGATGCGAGGCATCTCATCCTCGTCGAACGGGATGTCTTCCCGCCAACCCTTACGGGCGGACACGATTGAAACGCCCACTGGGACATCAGCTTCTGCGATGCAGTGCTTTTGGTCCAGCATGATTGACCCAAGGGGTCCGTCGATCTGGCTCATCTTCTGAACCAAGTTTACTTTGGGGATGTCGATGTCCTCTGGGTCGATGATGAATCCAGGAGTCGCGGATGACAGTTCTTTCTTATCTTCTACTACTATTTCCGATTTTGCCATTTTAATGGTTTGGTTTTTTTTGTTATTTAGAGAGCGTGAATCGCTCTTCAGACTTTGACATAATGCTCTTTTCTTCAAGCGCGTCAAGAAATTCCGTTTTTATTTGTGCTTTTTCTTTTGTTTTTGCCGTGTCGGTAACGGCTTTAGTAAGTTTACCAATTGGGAACGAAGCTAGATTCAAAAGGTTCTCTTCGGTAATTCCGAAGTCTTTCGCGGTTCTTACAAGACCTGTCACATTTTCTATTTTAGATGTTGCACCCATTGATTTTAATTTAAGTTCTGGGAATACCATACCCTCCTTCGCCAGTTGGACAGCATTTCTTTTGTATGACATAGCCCATTTCTCTACCACCTTGGCTAGTTCATAAAGAGTTTCAACTTGTTCGGGATCATCCGTATCATCAAACTCAACCCCCTCAAAATGGTGACCTACTTTTTTAGCTACTTCCGAAACCAGACCCACCAGAGCAGGACAAGACTCTTCATGTCGGCAGAACCTACAATTTTGAGTTGGGTTTAGGTTTTGAGTCGGGGGTGTCCCGTCTTGCCAGTAGTGCCTAGTCCCAGTGGCTAAGGCGACCACCGTAGATAATTCCTTTCGTAAAGCAGGGACATCTTCTCTGTTAAACGTGTGGTGTGGGGAGTCATCATAAAGGGGAATGTAGAAAACAAAAGTGACCTCTTCTACTTCGGAGTATTTTTGAAACACCCCCAGAGTGTAGGCTTTTGCTTGATAATTTTTCGACGGGTGATCAATCTGACTGATGCCCGTTTTATAGTCTGCGAGCAGTGCTTTTTTACCATCGTAGATGGTCAAGCGATCACACGTTCCAAACGTAGCTAGTCCGTAGTCTAATTCGATGTCTAAAACTATTTCGTTGTAGTCCTCTTTCATCCTTCTAATTTCCATTTTAATTCGCCTCTAGGTTTCTCTGGGAAAATTTTTAATAGTTTCCTTGTGTCTCTCTTGACGGCCATGTCAATTTTCAAATCTGAAAGCGTTTTAACTATGTTGGTTTTCTTATCCCACGAAATCCTTTGTTCTATTTCTTTGGAAGTTCTAACCTCCCCGTCACTCAGTTCTTTGAGTAATTTATCCCTTAGTGGTCCGTATTTAAACTCCATATCAAATCTCTAAAATAAGCTCTTCTATTTTTTCATTTAACTCTTCACTCATGGGATAGGGTTCTTTAGTTTCCGACAGCCGCAAGTTATCAACTTCTATATCGCCGTTTGAGAATCGTTTGAATTCAAATTCGACTGCTTCTCCGTTGTGGGGTCCATCTGGAATGTAAAGCCATTCCTTTCCGCTAATTTCTTTATATTCTCTGTATCTCATATCGTCCCTTTCTCTTAAAATACTTTCAAGACACTCTACCAGTGTCTTAGTCTCTACACTCTTAAATCTCGGATCGAAAGCAACTACAAGTAAGTTTGGGGATATAGTCTTACTTGGTGGACTTTTCAATTCCTTTAGTAATGCCACTACCACATCAGTCTCTAGCCCCCTTAAAAAGGAAGCCGCAGTTCTTGGCAGTCCTTGTTGAGTTTCAAATTCCATAGAAATTTACGAACAGATAGAAGCAGGGCGACATCCTACGGCTGCGCCTGTTCTTGGCCGTTCGACTCAAAGTTCGCCATGAACTCAGTCTCCATCTCAACGATCTTATCGTAGATCTCGACCTCCTCCTCGTCGTGGAGCGCACTAGGGTCATGAACTTCTAGAGCCTCATGAATCCTAGTTCCTCTTTCCGCTGCCTCTGAAGTTCCTTCTGTTCCGTGAAACCCAGGGCAAGCGGCAACGTATTTCAGTCCGCTGGGTCCGAACTCTGCGTGTCCTCGATTAGAATGGTCTGGGGTGTCCATATTAATTTAGTGGTATGTTAGTGTTTTTTTGATTCGCTATTTCCATTTTGACTATCTGCTCAAGGAAATCAACATAATCTTCTGAATATTTTGACTCCTGCTCATAGCAGACTTTACGTTCTACCTCTGAGTATGCCATGCCAGCAATGATTCCGAAAAGGATTGCGGCTTCTTCGTTCAAACAAGTCTCTCCTCTTTTTATGTCCAGCTTATACCGCTCGATCTCTAAGAAGGCTATCGCTTGAGCCTTAGTTAAATCCACTTTGAATATATCTTCAATCTCCATGTAACATCTCCATGTTCTGTATTTTCTTATTTATCGACTTCACAACGTGTTCTTCAATCGAGTCAGCGGCCACAATAATCTGCTGAACGGCATCTGACTTAGCACCGTTTCGGTGAATTCTACCCAAGCACTGTAGGTAATGTTTCGCTGAGAAAGTCGGGCTAATCAGAGAGACTCTGGGTCGCGCTCCATTGACATCGTGGAGAGAGATCCCCGTGCCGCCAGCAGCAATATTAACGACGAGAACCTCGACTTTATCTTCTTGAAAAGAATCAATCGCAGCTTGGCGTTCAGAAGCTGTTTGCCTCCCATCAATCTTGAGGCAGTTAAGCCTAGTGCAGAGCGCGTCTACCGTGTCTGAGAAGTTTACGAAGATTACAACACTGTTCCCTTCAAGCCTCAACTCCTCTGCCATGTCCGCCAGGTCTGGAACCTTCATAGCTTCTGCTAACTGTCTCGCCCTCAACAGGTTAACTAAAACGTGTTCGCTATCCTCTACTGTGTGGTCTTCGAGCAGCTTATCTATGATCTCAGGGGTGATGCCCAGAGCGTCATAGGCTTTGATGATTTCTTTGTAGCTAGTAAAATTTATCGGCTTTACGAATACTCGGTTATGCTTGAATGAATCTGGGAAGTCTTTCACTGTCAATTTTTTGACATTAGAAGAATACATCTTCTCTTTGATAGCAGGTAGGGTGTTCTTCCTGACGCAAATCCACTGGTTCCAATCGTTTTTCACACACCCGTTCCGCTTCATCCAGGAGAACCACGACTCATCTTTATTGAGCTTATGAAGCCCCAACATGAAACCCAATGCCCTCATCTCTGTTGGATCTTCCGCAGCCGTAGCTGACATACCGTGAACCCTATACCCCTGCTGGACTAAAGAAATTAGCATCTGCGCGTTCTGCGTAAACGGTGACTTACAGGCGTGGATCTCATCAATAAGGACCAAGGTCTTGGGAGGCAGGTTCCAAGTCATTATCTTTTTACCCTTTTTACTCATCCACTGAGTTCTACCGTTGCGGATCTTCTCATAGTTCAATACAAAGCAAGGCTCCACACCATGCTCCTTCAACTCGCGCTCCCAAGACGGGATGACTGCCTTTGGGCAGATCACCGCCACAGGTCCGTCCCAATCTATGGCGAGGTGGGCAGCGACCACTGTTTTGCCAGTGCCGACGCTTGACGTATCCAAGGTGTTCTGACCTCTGGTGTATGCCTCTACAAAGAATCCCTTGGACTCTTCCTGTTTCAAGTAGAGAGTTTTCATTACCCCCTACTTCCTCATTGGCATTACCACGTATTCGGTGTCTTCGGATAACACCCTGATCGGTGAAGTCGGCTCACCGACACAAACGGTAATGGACTCTCCCTTAGTAGTTTTCAAAAACTGCTGCATGAACTGAGGCTGCACGGCAGTTGAGAAACTTTGCCCTTCTCCCTCAACGACCTCGTTCGCCTCTCCTTCTTCGGGAGATTTTGAGGTTATGGTGAGAGAACCCGAAAGACATTCCAAGCGAGTCACTGGAGCCTTGGGGTTTGAAAACAGGGCAGTCCTTCTGAATGCCGAACTTAGTTCAACTTTATCAAAGGTAGCAATCCGGTTTGTGTCCTCTGGCGAAGGAATCACTTTTCTGTAGTCGGGAAACTCAGCGGCAATCGTCTTACTGAATACCTGGGTAGTTTTTGTAGCCAGCAGAACAGAAGAATCTGTGACGAGAAACTCAACCTCCTCTTGCGAACTCGCCGCTTCAGAAATTAGATCCGCTGCCAAGGTAGGTAGAATTACCCCCGCCTTGGGGTGTTTTCCATCTTCAATCGAGCAGACGGAAAGTCTCCTACCATCTGTGGCGATTACGCGACATCCGTTTTCATCAGACTCAAAGTAGACCCCGTTCAGCATATGGCGAGTTGCATCTGCGCTGGCAGCGAAGACCACTGAGTTTAGTGCCTCTGAAAATCTCTCCCCACTGAAATTGAAAACCGTTGATTGCTCATCCAAAGAAGGCGCACAATATTCATCCACTGCGAGTCCTTTGAGCTTTGCTGAGAACCCTTCCGAAGATACCTCAATATCGTTTCGGACTTTTTTGATCTTTACGGGGCCAGACATTGACCCAACCAAGCTCCTCATTCGTGATGCAGGAATCAGGACGCTGCCTTCCTCTTTCACTTCAGCCGTAGCCGAAGATACGACTTCTTGGTCGAGGTTGGTTCCGCTGATGAACAACCTGTCTCCCTCCGCTTTAACGAGGACATTCCCCAAGGCAGGTAGGTTACTCTTGGGCGCGGTAGCTTTGTTTACAACGCTGAACAAGCGCAGTAGTTTTTCTTTTTCAATTTCTAGGTTCATAAATCTTGATTACAATTTTCTCTGTTTGGATCTGTATAAATTTCTAATTCTGGGTAGGGAGTCTGCTCTCTACCTTTCATTTGGTCAAGGTATTTTTTCCAGACCAAGTCTTTTGCGTAACGAGTCAAGGTAGGTCTTCGGAGCCGCTCGCACTCCTGTGTCCGCTCTTCCAGTTCTCTTACCACGGACAGGAACTTCTTTTTGTCCGCTCCCACCAAACACTGACAGAGTTCCTTAACTGCTTGATTTACGTCTTTGTTTTTACTCACACGCATCGGAATATTTTTTTCGTCCAAACTCTGCAATCAAATAGGCATCAATCATTCCGTCATGTGGTTTCGTTGACCTGCCTTTCTTCGTCCAGTCCTCATCTGGGGTGACCTCTGAAACTAAAGATAGAGCCGCCGTTTTAGTGCATCCTGCCGGAATCCTACCTAGAATCTCTAACTGCCACTCCCTCGGCTCCACTGGTAGGACGCGCCAACTTTTGATTTCGCAAGCTCCAAGCATTTTACCAAAGTTGATAGACATTGATCTCATGGCTTGGCTCGACCTAGCGTGTCTCAGCGGCTCTTCAATCAGGATAAAGGGTTCAGTATTAAGGTCTAGTATCCACTCCTTGAACGCGAACACATCAACTTCCCGCTTCCCTTTCCTCTTTAGAATAGGCATGGGACATTTATCAATAATCTTGCCGTGAGGCGATATGGCGCATATTCCTCCGTCGATGCCGTTGTCAATGCCAACAATCATGTGCAACACTCTAAAAAATCAGAAGAGTGTGTTTTACTAGGTCTAAAGAAATCATTAGCCGTAACTTCTCCGCCCTCCTGTAGTTCTTTTTTTCTCCGCTCAATTTCTCTGTTCAGATACCACTGGGCTTTCTCCAAGTCTTGAATGGTCGCCTCTTTATGTTCCGCTCTTAGAATGTATTTAACGGCGTTCCCCAAACAGAAGTTCATGTGTTCGGTGATCTCTATGACTTCGATCCCAGAAGGGTGTTCTTTATAGTGTGTGGGGCGTTCCATATTAGTCTTCCACTTCTACGTCTATGATTTTACGATTCTTGATTTTTACAGCTTCACCTTTACTGGCCTTGGAGTTGTTAAGGATTGAGATTTCAATGTGCTTCGTCCCTTTATTATTCTCTTTCGCGTTAATTCCGAACGACTCAAAGAGGAGTTTATGATACGTCTCCAAGTCTTTTACGTTTCGGATAGGTGGGAGTTTACCTACTACGTCTCTCAAGTGTTGGAGGTAGGCATTCCCCAAGAACGACCTAATCTTTTCCTGTTCGGTTAGACTTTTAGAGTCATCCATATTGCGGAGTATGACCTCCGCCTCCTCCTTGTGCGCCTCTAATTTGTCGGCACTGTTGATGAACTCTGGGTCGAGAATTTTTTTAGTCTGCTCTTGAAGCTCTGAACTGACGGGGTCATCGTCTTCAACTAGGTCGATGGGGTTGTTGTTCACCTCTTCTTTCGAGGGGACGTTCATCTCTTTGAACCACGCATACAGAGTCGAGCTTGATATGCCTAGCTCTTTGGCAATTGAAGCCCTCCCCCACCCAGCCGAATCTAATTCAATCGCACGGGCTATCTTTGCTTTCTTTTGGCGATCTCTTTCTTTTCTCGTAGCCATTGAAACATTCTGCCTCAACTATCTTTGAGTGCAAGTAGAAAGGCTACGTGCTACTGTGTAACCATGCCTGTTAATAAACTAGAGCCTAGAGTCACCAACGCTGGCGATAAAATGATGGTGGGGGGTTTGAAGATCCCCGTGACCAGCACCCTTACCGCACTTCTTTACGGCTTTGCGAACCATAAAAAACCGGAAGCAAAGGAGTATTACTTTTGGCGAATCGCAGATGTTCTATGGAATAACGAAGACCTGCCTGAGCCTCTCTTGGAACGTCACCCGTGGGCAGACCTCATGATTAAAGAGGCAATAGCCAACAAGTATCTCGCAGTGGGAGGTTCGGCAAGTTCCGGTAAATCACATACTATGGCCGCTTGGGGGATTGTGAACTGGCTATCACGCCCCAGTGAAACCTTAGTCCTGATGACATCGACCACGCTTAGGGAGGCGCGAAAAAGGATTTGGGGTTCAGTCATCTCGTTACTGTCAGTGATCGAGGGAATGCCAGGTAAGATCAGGGACTCCATCGGTAACATCGCTTACATAAATGAAAAAGGCACTTTGATCGAAAAGGCTGGTCTTTCACTGATCGCCGCAGAGAAGTCCAAGACAAGGGAAGCTGTTGGCAAATTCATCGGGATCAAGTCAAAAAAAATTATCCTTATTGGCGACGAATTATCCGAATTAAGTGAAGCCATCCTCAACGCTGGTCTTTCTAACCTGTCGAAGAACCCAGAACTTCAGATCATCGGCATGAGTAACCCGTCATCGAGGTTTGATGCGTTCGGAGTCTGGTCTGAGCCATTATTAGGGTGGGAGTCTATGGACATACTCCACGCAGACGAGTGGAAAACAAAATGGGGCGGCAAGTATATCCGCCTAGACGGAGAGAGAAGCCCCAACATCCTTGCGGGAGAGACAAAGTATATCTATCTCCCGACAGAAGAGAAACTTGATGAGGACAGAAAACTGCTTGGTGAAGAGTCGAGGGCATATATGCGAATGGTCCGCGCCGTGTTCTTCGATAGCGACGAGAACGAGGGCATATACCTGGAGTCGGAAATATCTCAGAGCGGAGCCATGAATCCTGCATCGTGGGTGGGGACTCCGGTTAAGGTCGCAGGGCTAGACCCCGCCTTCACCAACGGAGGCGACCGAACGATTTTGTTTACGGGTCTGGTTGGATACTCTACCACGGGTCAGTTTGTTTTCGAGTTCGGTAAACTGTTTCAATTAACGGATGACTCATCAAACAAGGCAGTGCCGCGAACCTACCAGATTGTCACTCAGGTCATGAACATCTGTAAGAAAGAGGGGGTGTCCCCAGATAACTTGGCAGTGGACTCCACAGGAGCGGGTGCGCCGTTCTGTGATGTCCTCTCTGGCGAGTGGTCCCCCCAAATCCTGCGTGTCTCCTTTGGGGGAAAGCCTTCGGACAAACGGGTGTCCTCAAACAGTAGGCTCACTGGCATTGACCTCTACACCAATCGGGTATCGGAACTCTGGTTCGTGGGCAAGGAACTGATGCGGACGGGTCAGATCTCAGGAATCGGGAATGAGTTGGCCGCAGAGATCGTAGCTCGAAACTACGAGATGGTGAAGTCAGGGTCGCTCAAGATCAAGATTGAGTCTAAGCCCGACTTCAAAACTAGGTTCGGGAGGTCACCGGATATTGCTGATGCCGCCTTCCTCGCCCTCGACTGCGCTAGGCAGAGGCACGGGTTGGTAGCTATGGACCCACCGAAGGAGGGTTCTCCGTTCACCATGCGACCTCAGAGAACGATAAAGGCTATGTCTCAGTCACTGGTTAACAACGACTCAATGTTGTTGAAGGACTAAAGTATACTAAATTAGTAGAGAATCAGGTGTTCACAACCAATCGGCAAAATTGTTAACACCTGGAATCCCGATTCCTGAGCAGTGTCGAGCGGGGTTCCGACCACAGGAATCAGGGTGGAGGATACGGGTTCCTATACAAACCATAACAGGAAGTAATTACTTGCCCTAAAAACGTGTGATCTGTTGTTTCATATCTTTAAAAAAAGTCTCCCGTGAGAGAGGTTGTGTTTATCTGAGTCAGAAAAACACAAATGAAATCTTAAAGACTTTTATATAGTATAATAAGAAGCGCATTAAAACACACGCTATGTTGTCGTGTTAGGTAATATAGTGGGGGCGACTACCCCTTGCGTTTATTAGGAAATAGATTATTTTTAGTGGTGTCGCAGAAATTTAAAAGACTCCCCTCTGGGCGTATCCAATATAAAGGTGAATCCTTCCCAGGCTTCAACAAGCCGAAACGCGCCCCGAAAGACTCAAAAAAGAAGTTTGTAGTCCTCGCCAAGCAGGGAGACACGATAAAAAAAATTAGCTACGGACACAGAGACTATCAAGATTTTCGACAACATAAAGATCCAAAGCGTAGAAAAAACTTTCGCGCTCGACACAACTGCAAAACCGCAAAAGACAAGACTACGGCCCGGTACTGGGCTTGTAAACACCTCTGGTAGATGATATGAAAAAAGGCAAAAAAGGTAGGCGTAACCAAGGGGGAATGAACACGGACACACCCCCCCGCCCTGCAACTATGAAGTCCCCAACTACGAATCCTAACTCTAAGGCGGGGGCTGGTTACGGCAAGCCTCTTGGCGAAAATAGGGGGAATACAGCGAACCCCAATGCTTCAGCAGGTGCTGGCTATGGTCGTGCAGTCGGGTCTGAGCGTCCTAGTATGCTGGGGAGTAAGCCCACTCCTAGCCCTAGCCCTAGCCCTGCGGGGGTTCGTCCAGATAGAGGGAAGCCCAAGATTGTTGAAGTAGTGTCTGTTCCCTCAACTATGAATTCCCCAACTACCAACCCCAGGGCTTCTGCGGGTGCTGGTTACGGGCGAAAAGTTGGAACAGAACGCCCTAGTATCCTAGGCACAAAAAAGGATGTTTTGAATAGTGTTAAAAAGAAAAAACCAAAGCAACGCTAGTTTTTATTACAAATTTGTTATGAGTAAGCGCAGAAAAAAATCTCCATTTGGTAATAAAAAGGGTAAAAATATTTACCAAAATAACCCAAGACCTAAAGAGAAGGATTCTTCTGGAGATCGAAAGGGTGTAATACAGTCTGTAAAGGATGCGCTAGACGGAAGAAAATCAGAAGCCTCTAAGACCCCTGCGGCTACGCCTGACGCTAAACCTACTGCTACCCCTGCGCCTTCGCCTACTGCTACACCTGCGGCTAAACCTGCTTCCCCTAGTGGTGGGCTGGCAAAAGAGGGAACCGCTCAAGGAATGATGCAAGAAATGGGGTTTAATAAATCTACTCCTATCCCGTCGGCGGACTCAAGTGGCCGAGGTTCCATTAATGGTATGCCAACAGCCCAAGCACTCAGCGAAGTAAAAAGCCGAGTTGATGGAATACTAGGGGCCGCTGACAAGGCTCCCGCTGATAAGACCCCCGCTGACAAGACTCCTCCTCCTACACCCACGCCATATACACCGCCCAAAGATGAGGATGAGTTAAAGGCTAGACAAGGGGCTTTTAATAACCTTATGGACGCAACTTCCTATGAAGTAGACGAGTATGATCTCAGATCAAGGCAAGATAGAATTCAAGAGGCAAGACAACGATCAATAGATGCGGGAGTCCCAGAGGAAAGAGTAGATGCTGTTATTAATAGAAACAACCTTGCGCCTTCTAAAAAGCCCGGACCCAGCGAACCAAGGGTAGAAGCTGCCGCTAAAATGGACAAAGCCCTAGCAATGCCCAAGGGTCCAGAAAGACAAGCGGCTTTCAAAGAGGCTCGGGAATTAGCTAGTGATGACGGAGTTTCAGAAGAACGTATTGACGCTTATATTAATAGTCGAGACACCCCTGAGTTTAGAAAAGCTCAACAGTTGAAACAGGTCAGAGAAGCAGGACGTAGGGCAGCAGAAGCCGGAAAGCCAAAGGATAGATTCGCGCAATTTGTAGAAGGATACATAAAAGAAAACTATGGAAGAGAACCTTCCGATAAAGAAAAAGCCGATTGGTATGCCACGGAAGCGGCAAATTTACGAGAGCAAAGTTTTGGAGGTATGGACGGAACTGGAGGTCTAGCTGAAAACTACCAGTTGCAAGCGGATAAGTATTCGGGTTTAGATGTAGGAGCCTTTTCTGCACTTGGTAGTTCCAAGAAAATCGCGCCCGACTCAAGAATTATAGACAGGTATGCTCAAAAGGTAGCCGATGGTCGTATGACAGCAGAATCAGCGAGAAGGGAGTTTGGACAAGATATGCTCGATAAGCTGCGTTACGATGATCCTAGACTATTTGCTAGGAATGAAGCAGAATATCAAGCAGCGGTCGCTGAAGCAAAGAGGACAGGATCGCCTATCCCAGAGCGTTATATGCCTGGTGCAGACATTGACTTTGAAGCCTTAGCAAAACAAATCCCAAATAAAAAGGGCGGCAGTGGGCGCAATATTTATTCTTATGCTGGGTATGGCGGAGATTTCTATTAAAAAAATTAATTTATTATGGCAGACGATTTTTATAATCAGAATATTGGCCCCTTGAAAGGCAGTTACTTCGGCCCTGGAGTCGGCTCCTTTGAAAGCCGACAGAGGTCTTCTGACTATTTTTCTAAGTCTATAGATCCGGTAAGAGAATCAATTAAGAAGACTGAGGAAAGGAAAAGGGAAGCCGAGAGGCAGAGGCAAATTATCGAAGCAGAAAATGAGCGGCTGCGGAAGGCGGCAGCGGATGCAAGGACAGAAGAAGAATATCAAAAAAGAACGGATGAGTTTATTAATAAGCTGACAATAGCCCAACAGATAGAAGACCCAGTAGAAAGACAATCTTCTATAAATGAGTTGGAGTCTAGTTTGTCTCTTCCAGATCGCTTAGATCCAAAATTCCAAGCACCTATCACTTTGCTTAAAAAAGATATTGATGAAGTTAAAAAACAAACTAAGGCGCAGCAAGAAGCTCAAGATTCTGAATTTGAGGCGAGTGCTAAACTAGCAATTAGTCAGGGTAGGTTAAAACAAGCCAGAGAGTTGGCTAATAAAATTTCAAACTCAGTGACTAGAGACGCGGTGTTATCGACCGCAGCAGGAAAGAAACCAAGCCCAGTGCCGGGTCTTGAAAAAAACTTTAACGATATTACAAGCAAGGCGGACACTACTTTGTCGGCACTTTCTAAAATTACGCCTAGATCAGTCGCTCCAGAACCCGTTGATACACCAGGTTCCACTACTGTAAGTCGTGAATTAAAAGAAGCAATGGAAGCCGCCGAAAAAGAGGCAAAGGAGAAAAATCTATCACCAGAAAAAATAAAGGAAGAAGTCGAAAAAGTGAAAGCGGATTATACTAAAATGGACCCAGATATAGCTGGTGTAGAAAAATCCACAGGCAGCTCGAACAAACAAATATATCTAGAAGCCGAGAACTCTTACCGATTATTGTTTGGGGACGAAGAAACGAATAAGTTGTTTAATGATAACCCAGACAACATGACCTCAGACCAAATCAGAGACTTGCTTGTTACTGTTACTAAAGACCTAGCAAGAATTAAATCACAGTCTGTATTAAACAAAAAATTCTTTAAACAGTTTGTTCCTGGGGAGGGCGTATTACCTCTCCCAAAGAAGCCTAAAAAGCCAAAATCCAAAGACTCTAAAAGCAATACCAAAGACCCCGAAAGTGATACCGAAGCTGAAACTTTTGGTGGTCCAGGATTTGTTGGGCAATAAACAATTTTTCAGTTAACTGCCATTGCGGAAAGAGGCAGCGTAGTGTAGTATTAACGGATACTACTTACATACGTTGTCATGGCAGACACCAATTTCCCCTCCCCCACGCCTGAGCCGTCTAATGACGAGCTAGAAAATGAAGGTCTTACTGGCTCTTTACCAGAAGACTCCGAACTAGAACCCACGGAGAAGACCGATCTTCAAGAGGAAGAGGAGAAAAAGCCTGAGAAGTTCCCTGCTCCTACTGCTGTTGAGCCTATCCCTAGTTTTTTAGCGTGGCAGGTAAATATTAAGTCCGCGCTTGGTCCTATCATAACAGAGGGACTTAACGACACTGAGAGGAAAGTCGTTGAAGAACATTCGGACAGACTAAGATATACAATCTTTGATAGACTTGAAAAGCTGGAACGCGGGGAATACCAAGGAGCAACTACTGAGAACGAGTATCGAGACGCATATAATCAGTTTGCCAATAACTTTCGGTTTGAAGTCCCAGAAGGAGTAGAGTTTTCTGAAGAAAAAGTCCAAGCCGCAATTCAAGCCGCTACGCTTGAACCAAAATCAGAGGCTACCAGCAACAGGCTGAGTATTATTGGGAATTTAGATGATAGGACTATTAAATCCATTGCCCAACGGGGGGCCGCGAGCTTTAATCAGGACGACCCACAAATTACTAGGGCCACTGCTAATGCTTTAAATAAATACACTCCCGTTAATGAAGACCAAGAACAAGTCCTACAGAAAGGGGTGGATGCTTTATTGTCTGGAGCATCAGAAAAAGATATCAATCTAGCTGCTGTTAGGTCTGACTTAATTCCGTTTGCATCTGAGCCATATTTCGAGGGAGGTAAAGAAGTTGGAGAAATCGTATCCGTTTCTCCTGTCGCATTGAAAGAGTTTGATAATCCTTCAAAAGCAGTAAAGTTTTCCATAGAGAACGGACATATTAGACCCGACCAAGCACTGCAAGCTTACACACTTGCTACAGAAAAAGAAGAAGGGGGGTTGGGCCTTACCCTGGCTGAACGGACTCGTCTTCAAGAATTAGATTCTTATGTTAAGAGTTCTGTTCTGACAGAAAAAAATAAAGAGCCGCTGATAAACAGTTTACGAAGGGCGGCAAATAACCCAGATAGTCCAGAAGATAAACAGAATTTCCGTTCGGCACTAGCAGGATTTGTTAATACCTCTGACGCGGCGGGTTTGGGTTTTACTGTAGATCCAACAGATGAGCTTTTTGCTCTAATAGCGGACAACTATATATACGAAAGAGCGGACCAAGACCTCCCAGAGTCCTTCAAAGATGAGGGAGACTTATCAAGTAACGTCAGGAAAGACCCGGTTACTGGGAAGTTTACCATCCACAAAGCCACAATCTTTAGGCCCGATATTTTTGAAAAGTCTTTGGAAGATGCAGGATTGTCCGAAGAGGACAAAAATACTCTTCGGTCAAGACGAAAAGTGATATTTAATGACCCGTCATTTCAGTTTTCTGACGAAGTTCAACACGGTTTAAGATTTCTGCGTAATGAGGAGGGCCAGAGCTTTGAAGAGTATCTAGAGGCTCGCGGCGAGAGTGTGGACTTAGATCTTTTTGATAAATACCAAGAAGAACTTTGGGAGAAAAGATCCGAGAAGATAAAGTCGGGCGAGATGTCTAGGGAGGAAGCTAGGTCTTATTTTCCAGACACAGAGGCAAAATCTTTTGGGGATCTTTTTGATGAGTTTCTGCAAGAAGCAAAAGTAGATAAAAGAGTTATTTATGGAGAAGGTATGTTGTCAGAATCAACTTTGTCAGCAACCGAATATTACGCTTACAGCGTCCCTTTGTTAGCGGAACAAGCTGTTGGCTTAGTGTCCCCCAAGATGGCAGAAAAGATTAGGGGTGGGGCTATTTTTAAGGGGGCTGAGAGCCAATCTGTTGACTTAGCCAAATATGATATGGCTCGTAGAGAGGCTATGGAGACTTTTGGGTATAAGCCGGGAATGGGTTACGACCTATCTGTTGGGTTATCGGGCCTTGTGGGTCAGCTTGTCATGGATTACGTTTTAACTAGGGGGGCAGGAGTAATAGGGAGAAAAATATATAACAAAGTAGGATCAAAAGTAGGATTACCCGCACTAAAAGGAGCCAAGGAGATAGCCCAAAAGAAAATTCTATCTAAGTTTGCAGATAATGCGGCTTTGAAAAAAATTAACGCCGCTAAAGGAGCAGCAAAAGCAAAAGCGTATAAAGAAGCTATCTCTAAGATTGGTAGTAAAGTAAAGCCAGGAACTGCACCCGGAGCTATGCGAGGTGTGGTTGCTAGAACTTACTTGGCGGGGTATTCTCGCAACTACGCAGCCAGCTTAGTTGCAGTTCAAAATTCTCCCGAAGGTCAAGACAAGACCCTAGACGAACAGAGAGAGATTGCTGCTGACGCAGCACATTTCCAAACTGCTTTTGAAGCAGGTTTAACAGGAGTGTTCTCTAAATTTAACTTAGATGTGGTGGAGTCCTCTATTCTTAGAGGCATATCCCCCAAAGGACTTAAAAAATATTTACGCAAAGATTATGGTAAAATTAATAACAAGGAATTCTCGGCTATTGTTGGGACATCAATTAAGGAACTAGAGAAAGAACTGGGTATCGCCAGGGGTAAAATCCCCACACTGTTACTTGGAGCCGCTAGTGAAGGAATTGAAGAAGGACTTCCTTCGGGGGCTTCTGTAATCTTTGAAGACTTCGCAACGTCATATTTGGATTATAGCGAACTCAATGAAGACGTTCCGATTCTTAGGATTTTTGACAAATACCTTGAGTTTGGTAAATACCTAGCAAGTGGACAAGTAGATTCGGAGCTTTTAAAAGAAGCATACGAGACAGGCAAGTATGATTTTATTATAGGGGCTTTTCTTGGTGGTGGAGTTTCTGCTGTGAGGGGCGCGTCTTCTGGTTTGGGAGAAGCCGTTGCTCCTTCAAAGGATAGCAGGGAGGCGGCAATGCAAGGATCTCAACTCCTTTATGAAAGTCTTTCCAATAAGTTGTCGGATAGTGGGTCGCCGCTTACGGCAGAGGTAGTAGCTAATCTTTTGACCTCTCCTGCCAGGGGAAGAGATTTTGACGGTAAAACTCGCGCTGAAGTAGAGGATATGCTCATGAAGGGCGAACTCACTATGGAAGACGCGGTCCGCATGGGGTTAGCACAACCTACCCCAGAAGCAGCGTCCCAACCGACAACACCGGAAGCAACGCCAGAGCCAACACCGGAAGCAACGCCAGAGACAACACCGGAAGCAACGCCAGAGCCAACACCGGAAGCAACGCCAGAGCCAACACCGGAAACAGGGACTACACCGGAAGCAGGGACTACACCGGAAGCAGGGACTACACCGGAAGCAACGCCGGAAGGAGAGACAGATGCTCCTCCAGAACTTATTTTTGAGCCTTTAGAAGTAGACCCGATTGAACAAATAGTTAATCAAGTTCTTGATTCGGATCAAAATTCGGATCAAAAAGCATCTGATGACCCAAGCACACTGAGTTCACCCGAAATCACGCCAGATCCAAGGCTTGAACCCCTCTCCGCTGATCAAGAAGTAGACCGAGTTGTCGCCCAAGTAGACGAGACGGCGTTTCCAAAAGAGACTGAAACTCCAAAAGACCCTAAAATTAGGCAGCAAGCCGAAGCAGTGAGCGATGAGGCTAACAGAATAAAGCAAGCAGGGGGGAAGGTTGTCTTCGTTAAAGATGCAGAAGAAGCCGATAGAGTTTTGAGGAAAGCTAGGGGAGGCAAGGGAATCCGCCAAGACCAGAAAGCTAAACTTAGTAAAGAGAGTTCTTTCCAGGCTAACGTAGACGGATCTCCAGTTACTTTTGTTTTCGAGTCAAAGATAAAGAACAAAACCACTTCCGCCCTTCGCAAGATTCTTAAAAAAGCATCCCGCGATGCTCAGGTTAGTAAGTTAGTAGGCCGAGACTCTGTTGTTCTACCTAGTAATCAGACAATCAATAAACTGAAAATCAAGGGCTTCGATAGTCTGGCTGATTCTGAGAAAGTATCAGCAGTTTTGGATTGGCTTGATTCAGACCCCCAAAACAATTTAGACCCACAATCGGACAAAGAGTTTATCACTTACCTTCGGAAACTATCCGGCAAAGCTAAAGTTAGTGCCACTCCTGTTGCGGCTAATTCCGTGTCTAGTGTTATATCTTCAAAGGTGGGAAGCCCGATCATGCCCCCTGCATCCGAGTCCCCTGCCTTGAATGCTGAACAGAAGCTGGAGGCAGGTCGCACTAAGCGGGTCTTCAATAAAGCCTCTGTTGAGGAGACTGCGAAGCAATTCCAAGGCGAAGATGTGGAAGCCTTTAAAGTCTTTATGAGAGTCTTAGAGAAGGCTCTGGAGCAACTTCCTTCGACAGTCCCCTTGGTTATATCCAATAAATATGGCAGCGCAGCAGCACTTCGACAAACTGGAGAAGTATATATCGACCCAGTTGCTTTATTCCAAGAATTTAGGGGTTTGAGAGACATAGACTTCTCTAATAGTAGTCATCAAAAATACGTTTCTGCCTCTTTGCAAAGGATAATCAACGAAGAGTTCGCTCACATAGCGTCTTTTAGTTCCATCCCTCAGAACGTGTTCGATGAGGTTGTTAACGGGATGACGGACGCGGACTATGAATATATAATTAGCACTTATTTCTCAGCCAGCAAAAAAAGGAGGGAAAAATCTAGAGCTAAATTAAATAGTAACAATCAGAAGGTGGTTAAGGATGAGAAAGAATACTTGGTTGAAGAGTTCTTGCGCCAACAATACCAAGATAAAGAAGGAGGATTCACAACAGAGGACTCCTATATCTTGCTCAAAGGGGATAAGAGAAAGCCTGTTCGTGACCTCGTTATCGCATACTTAAAGGGTATGTATCGCCGTATCATCAAGAAGACTAAGAGCGGTCGCTTCCTGTCAGGCCCGGAGAGGGCGGCAATCGCCAAGATAACAGATGAGATCAATACGTTGCGGATGGACTTCAAGCCCTCGCTCCCCTACGGTTACACATTCAGCGATTCCCCCAAGGGCGCAGCCGCCGACATCGAAGCCCTCAGTCAAATGTTCCCTCCACAGGAACCTGACGTATTAGGCGCACCAGCTTTCCGAGATGGGGCTTTTCGATACAACCAGATCGCTGATCGTTTTGAGGAGTTCTTCCCAGAAGACGCAAGCATAGAAGAAGTCGCGGCAGAGATGGAAGACCTGCCAGCGGCAGAGAGGAACTTCTACCGAGCATTGAGCCGGGAAGACTGGCTGGGGTTTGATTATCCAGCACAGGCAATAGACGCGATCCTTGAAGAGCCAGATAATTTTGATTTGTCTCCTCAAGTAAAAACCGCATTAGGTAGGTATGTTAACATCGTCGCAGGTGAATCTCCCGCCCAATACGCACCAGCTATTACACCAGAACAAGACGCAGCCTACATGGAAGCAGTCGAGTCCGGTGACGTTGAGACACAGCAGCGTATGGTTGATGAGGCTGCTAAGAAGGCGGGGTATGATACCAAGGCGTTTCACGGAACGCGTTATCAAGGGGATATATTTGAAAGAAGAAGGGCGGTTAGGGGGCCAGGAATTTTCTTCGCTACAGACCGAAGACTTGCTGAAATTTACGCACGAGAAATCCGCGGGTTAAGCACGGGACCAGAAAGGGTTGTCGAGGCTTTCCTACGCCTTAAAAATCCTCTCCTTGAAACTGAAGGCGGGACTGACATTACTGAGAATGCGCCAAACGTAATGAGTGATGAGCAAATAGCGGAAGCTCAAGCTCAAGGATATGATGGGAGAGTAATAGTAGATAGTAAAGGTCTTCCTGTTGAGATAATTGTCTTTGATTCTAATCAAATCAAATCCGCAGACCCCATCACCCGTGACGCTAACGGCAACGTGATCCCGTTAAGTGAGCGGTTCGACGAGCGTGAAGATTCTATCCTATACGCACCCCGAATCTCTGATGAGGATGCCCTCGACGATGCCCTCTACATGGACTCCGTTGACCGGAATGACTATGAAATGGCTGAAGAAATCTTGGAACGAGTCGCCGCCCGGTATGGGGTAGAGAACCCTGAGCTAGTTGTTCGTGACAAAGATGGTGACATCCTGACTCCTGCACAACGATTCATGATTCCTCCAGCGGTGATCTCGCCACAGAAGATCGCTCGCCATAAAGAACTTGAAGCGAAACACGATGCAGGAACCATCACGCCGGAAGAGACTGCCGAGGCAGAACGTATCGTAGAAGAAGCTGCAAAGGCGACAGGGTATACTATTAAAGGAGCCAGAATTGGTTTCTATGTCGATGGTAAAGCATTACCACCCTCTAACGGTGACTTGAATTTCGTATCTGGTTATTTCATGGCTGAAGGTGCTGGTGCGCCAACAAAGGCAACTTGGTCAGTAACCACAGACATAAACCAAGCATCTGCTAGGCAGAATGATGTAAAGATAGAGGACATAGAGCAGAGGTCAGAATTGGTAGTCGCAAAAGCGGACAACATATTGCAACTAGGGGGTCGCGGCGGACAACGTCTAACCCCAGAAGAAACTAAACTGGTAAGATCAGAGATTGATGCACAACACGCAATCAACGATAAATACATAAAGACAAAACTATACAGAAAGGCTAGACCTAAGAATTACGACTATTTTACAGATAGAGTCCAAGAAATAGCTAAGGCTAGAGGCTCAGAGTTAGTCGATGCCTCAATACATTTTAGTGAGGCAGCATTGAAGAAAAATAAAGGCCGCATTCCAGAATCGGCATACGAAGAAGGAAGCCCCGCCTTTAAAAAAGCCCTATACATACTGATGCGTGATGGGCTTATTCAATATGATGCAGTAAGGGGCATTGGTGGCAGAGCATCTTCGGGCGAGATGGCATCTGAGTTTGTTGTCCCTAACCGAAACCAAATCAAATCCGCCGAACCCTTCACCGGAGTCCCGATTGATGAACGGTTTGACAGGGATCAGGATTCGATTCTTTATATGGCTAGTTTCTTGGACGATATTCCTGGAGGGGATAAGATCAAAACCACACCGACTTTTAGTATTAACCCCCTGCTTCAGACACTTCCTATCCCAATAGCTCACACCAGCAAAGAGTTCGGGTTGATGCGTAGAATGATTTCAAAGCTCCTTGGAGTTGAGTTACCTAACAAGATAAATATCAAGGGCGGCGAGAAGGGAGCCAGAGCGTTTCTTGCGAAATATTTTATTGAGGGAGACTTTGCTGATGAGCGGATCAGGAACATGATGATCAGTATCTTTCGTTCTCTTACTACGGTACAAACTCGTTTAGATGGATTCCACACTGAAATGATGGGTATCCTCAAAAGTAAAAAATACAAAGGTAATTTGCCGGAGGAAATTAGGAAAGACTTCAATACCGCCATAGGAACGGAAGATATTGAGATTGATCGTGAAGCAAAAGAAATTGTAGACGAACAACATAGATTAGACACTGAAGCTATTAATAGCGACAACCCAAACACGTTTCGACAGATCACCCCGGAAGAAGCTGAATCGCTAATACAGCAAGCTAGAGAAAAAAACCCAACGGCGACTGATCGAGAGATTAAAGTTATAGCTGGTAACTTGTATCGTGGAATACTAATCAAAGAAGCGAACAAGCTGCAAGAGGATGCGACAAACAAACTACTTAAAGAAGCAGGTAGGAAGAACAAGATAAAGGTTGTTAAAGCACTCAAAAAGCTTGAAGACGGAGGACACATTAAACTTGTCCAAATGGTTGTTAACTTGCGTCAAGTAATCACCGAAATATCTGAGTTTCTTGGTGGAAAAGATGGGGCGAACGCGTTGAGTAAAGAACTCAAAATAGCTTTCGACATAACGCAAGGTTTCTACTTGTCACGCAGTTATCGGTTCTTCAATGACCCCACTTATAGGTCAAACCTTATTGAATTGCTAGAACAAGGGAAAGAAGTAAGAGGTGACAAGCGGAAGACCGCCGAACTTGAGGAGCGAATTAACAATGCAGTCGATGATTTTAAATTGATTAAGAGGCGTGAGGTCGAGGGAAAACTCTTAACAAAAAAATTAGAACAAGCTCAAATTAGTGGAGAATTGACTCGTGAAAGAGGTCAAGAAATTAAAAAAACTAAAGAGTTCCAACGAGAGGTTGAAGAAGAATTAGGCGATGAGGAGTCAGTAGCCAAAGAAGCAATGCTTGAATACCTAAATTCGTTTGGGGACGCTAGGAATTACGAGAGTGCTTCCGAGGGAGCCAAGGTAATTCATAACGCGCTCAAGAAAAAGAAAGACTTGACCCCAGGTGTCAGGAGTCTTCTTGGTCAATATGAGTCTGATGCGGACGCTATCACTGGAATCAGGGTTATGCTTCAAACCATTCAGACTCAGACTCATATGCTAGCCAGCATCATGAAGCTCAAGAATCTCGTAGACTTGGACAATCGTTTGCGAGAAGCAGCCATAGCTGCTGGTGAGAAATATGACCCAATCATATTGTCGAATAAAGAGCATCGTAACTTAAACGCCCTAGACAAAAAGAAGTATATGCAATTGGAGGGCAGTCTTCCTGACTCCAATCCATTAAAAGGGAAGTTTATCAGAGAGGATATTAAGGCCGCACTTGAGAAGTCTAAAGATCCGATGGATATGAATCGGGCGGACGCAACTGCGAAGAGCTATGCTGGTATTGTAACCTTCTTTAGTGTTCTAAATGGCTTAACCCTTATGGGAGTAACCACGGTATCTGGCACCGCTTTCCACTTAAGAAACTCTTTAGGCACTGTATTCAAAGGACTTAGAGCGGGAGTTTTGGTAAAACCCATATTGGCATGGAGGCTAATTTATAGGAGTATTGCAGAAGCAGCGGTCGCTTTTCCTGGGGTGGACGAGAAATTCAGATACGTTCCTGATTTGATTAACCGTTATAGAAAAGGTGAGCGGGTTACATTAGATTCGCTTAGGACAGAACACGCTAAGTTAGAAGCACTAAGCGTTGTTAATCAAAACGTCAGGGCCGCAACGTATAAAGACCTCTTCGATCTAAGAAAATCAGGTGCTAGTTTTATGGCTGATATAGAAAAGCTAGAGTCCTTAAACCCCGTTTCTAGGGCGTTTGCCAAAATCAGAAAGAAGGTATTAGATTACTTATTAAAAGTTACAAACGCATCCGACAATGCTTTCCGAATCGCAATGTTCCACAATAACGTAGACCTACTTAAAAAGGCTAGACGCAACGGGAGAGGGTCGTTCCGAGGAGTTCCGTGTGCGGAGATGTCAGACAGCTACATTGATAAAGAGGCTGCGATGATGATGAATAAGATCACTCCAGGAGATGATTACCTTGTCCAACTAGGTAAAACTTTCTCACAAACTGATCTTAAGATTGTTCTTGGTTCGTTCTCTAGATTCAAATTTGAAACTGTTCGTTCAAATGTGAACCACCACACAGAATTCGGGGAACTTGTGAAGTCGAGTAATCCAGTGATAAAGTTTGAGGGGATCAAAAGATTAGCAGGGTTGTTGGCTTTGTATGGTGTTTCTTACGGGCCTGCTACTACCCTTTTGAGTAAATTATTTGGTATTGACCAAGAAGAGCAGGATGCTCTGGACGAGGGTAATCCTAGCTACTACAAACGCGCCCAGATGATCAGAAAGCTCAACCGAGAAACTGGGGAAGTAACCGACATCAACTTCACCTACATGGATGACCAGGCTCTCATTGGAAATGCTGTCAGTTATGCCATCAAACAAGTCCGCAAAGGTGAAGAAACACCTATGGAGGCGGTCACTGAGGTCTTGCAGGCTCTGGCGTTTGGGGAGTTTTTAGATCAGCAAGTATTTGCCGAAGTTGTGGCTGAAATAAAAATTAACAGAGACCCCAATGGAGATAAGATTGTCAGAGATAGGGATACAGGTGCTGCTCGCATTGAAAAGCCAATAGAATATGCACTAAGAAGGCTTACCCCTGCCTTTATAAGAGGCTCTATAGATGGCAAAGCGGCTTACGATTCTACTGAAGGAACTAAATTAGAAAAGATGGAGGCGGCTATGAAAGTTCTTTTTGATAAAGCGTTGTGGCCTACTAAGCCTTACACTGCGCCCATAGACGCAAGATATCGCTCCATCCTTTACAAGTATAAGAATGATAAAGAATTCGCTACTACTCTCCAAAAATCTGTCATTGCGGAGTATATATACACTGGGCGACAAAAGCGAAAACCAACAGATGAAGAGTTAAGGGAGTTCGCTAACGACTACTACGAGGAACTCACTTATCTTTATGATCGAACCCATAAAGTAACTGAGAGTTTCTTTACACTGGGGATGCCTACAAAGGAAATAGAGGATGCACTCAACTCTACCGGACTGATGACCCAGACAGATATTGATAATTACCTTAAAGGAAGCACCCGTGGTCAGTTGATTCTTGGGCCGCGTAATTTACCTTTGATAACGGATACGGATAGAAAAAATCTCCAAGCTATTGGTGTTATTGACCCAAGAGACGCGAATCGCCGTATTAGAATCTTGAAAGAAGCTAGGAGAAGATTTACCACTGAAGGATTTGAAGTAGGAACCTATTACCCTGACAAAGAATAACTCAACCAATGAAGATGAAGATGAAGAAGTTCAAGCCCCACATGATGTATGATAAGTCCGGTAAAGGCTTCGAGGCCAATACTTATGAGCAGCACTTATCGATGAAGAAAAAAGGATATGGTCACTCAAAGCCCAGCAGTAAAGCCAAGACTGCAAAGCGCGTGAATAAGCTGATTCAAAAGAAGTCCGAAAACAAGTCCGGTTACTAGACTGGAGTCTTAGTCATCCTTAGAAGGGTCTTCTCAATCGAGGAGAATACTTCCTCGTACTCATCACTAGCGGGGTCAGTTACCGCCGCTGCGAGGGATCGTGTAAACGACTCACGGCAAGAGGGTAGGTCGATTACTGCTCCACGCACACTTGTCTTCGTGCCGTGAACAAATGCAAGTGCAGCCCAGTTACCGTTTTCTGGGCGAGCTAGGATCTCGACGGTGTTTCCGCCGAGATCCAAAAATTCTTTCTGATTCATCGGTCACACTCGTATATCAGGCGGAGTATTGCAACCAACACTATCAAGTTAATAATCAGATACATTTTTACTTCCTCCTCACCCCTAAGATTTTAGATTTGTAAAACGATAGCTGCGTTTTACATACTGCACGACTCTGGGTAGGGCGGTGAATACACTCACCTTTCCCGATGTAAATCAGGGCATGACCTGCACTTCCTGATCTACTCCCACGCCATGTCACGACAATGTCGCCTGGGCGGATTGCCGCAACCGGAACGGGTCTACCCCACGCTAACCAGTTCCTAGCCATCGCATGGTGAGCGGGTGTGCTACCTCCCGATTCGTTAATGACTTGCCCTACCCAGTTGGCACATTGGCAGGAGTCACCGTAGCGGTAGTGTCGCCCCTCCCAGTCCTTTGCCGTTTCGACAATGGAGGACGAGGTAAACTGACCCGCGATGAGCGGTCGAAACTTTCTCTTCTCTTGTCCTCTGGCACTAGCCATGAAAACAGCTAGACCAGATAAGAGAATAACAATGTATATGAACTTTTTCATTTCTTTGAATGCCCCAAGTGGTTCTTAACATATTGATGGACTCCTTGCTTAGACATCCCCAGAAGATTTGCTATCTCTTGGTAGGACATCTTCCTTCTTCGTAGTAGCCGGATTTCATCCAGCTTATTCGGTTGTCTTGGGCCGCTCTTCTGACCCTTGCGGCGACCAGGTTTTCGGATCGCCCCCGCTTTGACAAGTCGTTTTCTGAGGGTCGCGTAGCAGCAACCATAATCTTCTGCCATATCTTGAAGTCGTTCTCCTCGCTGATAGCGAGCGATGATTTGTGGTAGTGGTAAAATTACTCTCTTCATATCAGTGGCTTTTTAAAGCATTACTCAAACGGATCTCAACATCTGCTAGAGTTGGTTGGACTTTATCTGCCATCGCAGTGCAGCCGTTCACGAATCCTAAACGGAATGCTGCAAGTTCAACAGGTTTAATTTCAACCCCGATTATCTCGTAGTTGGCCTTCAATTTTTTGAGCGCGTCTTCGTATCGCTCGTCTATGTATTTACTCATTTTATTTTTGGGTTACAGGTTACAGGTTACAGGTTACAGGTTACAGGTTATTTATGAGTTGAGTCTTTTTAATAGGGTTACAAAGGCTTTTGCTGCTGTAGCTGGAACTACTCCGTTTCCCAAGAGCCTAAGTCTGTCCACCCTGCTGGAAGACCCATTAGGTGTTCGACCCAATTTGGATTCAGTTTGCCCGTTGCTTTCCCGCAATGACCCGCTATGTCCTCCTCCAGATTGGCTTTGTTCCGATTGGCTAGATGCTCTCGGTTCTCCTCCGGTATCTCGGGGTGAACCTTGTTGGCTCTTGGTGTCGGCCACGACTCTTGGCTCTTCCCACTCTTGTTGAGCTTCGCCCGGTCTGGAAGGCCAACGATTGAGGGGTGGTTCGACAGACCCTTCTGCCCGTAGTTGGGTTGATTCCCGATCTTCGATCCCTCCCCTGCTGTCGGAGTCGGCCAACTCGTTTTGTCGTATTCGACAACTTGAGGAAGACCATCCATCCGACTCTTTCCGTCTTTGCGAATTAACGCCGCTGGAGAATAGCTTCCCTTGTAATCTCTCGCTGCTGGAGTCGGCCAACCCTTCGCATTGCTGTCTATCGGAGTAGCCCAAGATAAAGACTCGCTTTCTCTGGTGAGGTGCGCCGACTTCACGCGCTGAGAATATTCCTGCCGTTGCTCTGTAACCCAATCCTTCCAACTCTCCGAGGACATATTGGAGAACTGACTCTCCGTCTGAGGTTTTACTTGAGATAATTCCTTCAACATTTTCGAGGAAAACAATTCTAGGTTTACACTCTCTGATTCCGTCTCTGATGAAAGGGAACAGATGTCTTGGGTCTTCAGTTCCTCGACGCACCCCCGCATTTGAAAATGGTTGGCAAGGGAAGCCGCCGCTGAGTATACATACTTTTCCACGAAACTTTCGGTATGGGAAGGTTTTAACGTCCGTGAACACAGGTGCTGCATCCAGTTCTCCCGCTTCCATCTTTGCAACCAGATTCGCGACTGCGAATCCTTCCCTCTCCACGTAAGCGATCTCTCGCAGATTTGGGAGAACTCTTCGGAGTCCAAGTCCAACGCCTTCGTATCCAGAGCAGAGGCTAAGGTGTGTAATTGTTTCGGTAGTATTATCATAATGGTTCATTTTGTTAGGTATTTAAGGTTATTCTTCGCTGATGCGATATTGTTTTCTGGCGTGTTTTTCATTTCTTAAACATCCTCTCGTATTCAATCTGATCAGTTATACGACAATCAATCTCACTGTTCACAATCCAAACTTCGGAGTAATCAGTAATCCACTGATCAACTTTTTTAACCAATTCTGGGCAATCAATGTCAGTGTAATCGACTAGGTTTTGAGTCCCACCTCCGATATGCATCGTGGCTTTTACGGTGGGTTTTGATTCAACGCAAGCGTCCCCGAAGTAAAATTCTACGCAATGTCCGCCCCAATATAATGGGAAATCGGCCCACGTTTTACCGGCGACTTTACGGGTGTTTAAATTCGTCCGGACGAATTCATCCAATTCTCCCGCCAAAACTTCAGCTTTGGATCTAGCTTCTCTTCGTTTTTCTAAATAAGTCATGCGGGTGATTCTCCTTTTTGGGTTCCGTTCCACCACTGAGTTACAGTGGCTTGGTGTTCGTCCCCGTCATTGCCGAGGTAGATCAATTGGTGTTTACATCCTTTCTTCATCCAGCAGGGGGTGCTTGAAAAGAATGGGTGTTCACTGTCGAGAGCCGGTGTGATCTCAAGTCGCCACTGCACCTCTGGAAACTCCTCGTTGTCGAACTCATCAGGTTCCAAGAGGAGTCTGGTGGATTCCCAACCGTCGAGGTCTACTGCCATTCCGGTAGAAGCGTAGATGGGGCGCGTGAATCGGCAACCCGATTCGGTTTCAAAGAACAATTTATTTTTGGTTTTATTTACCAGTTTCATTTTACAGGGTTCGGGGTTGGGGGGTTATAGGGCGGTATAGCATCGCAGCCACTTCTGCAACGGAGTCCCCCCACACGTTCCAATCGTTTAAACATGAGCGTAGACTAGCATGACCGTCTGCTTTAGCGAGATCGCAAAGGTCGTGGTGACCTTCAATATCGGAGTCGCTGAGTTCATAGCAGGGTGTTTGATCTGACAGCAGGTGAGTGTAGTTAGTTTTCATTTTACAGTATTCAGTTTAGTCACAATAGACCAATAAGTTTTCTTAATTGAGAATATGTTTTTAGATAAAGGGTTGGGTGATATATTATTTTTTAATTCTTATGACAACGCGAGACTTTGATCTTCTACGCCCATAGCCTTTAAGATGTCGCTAATTGTAAAGGTCTTTTTTGCAAGCTGCTCATTCAAGCACTCCGTAACCACTTTGTTTTGCTGCTCAAGGCGATCAATCGCAGCACCGTTGTTGTATGGAATTTTGAAAACATTCCAACAACCGTCTGCATAATCTTTACCCTTTAATCGCACAAAAGTGCGGCCTCGCATCTGAGACTTCTGATAAGCTAAGTCATCTAATTGTCCGGCAAGTTCCGCTAAAAACCAATTGAGCGAAACATCAAGCGTGATTGTCCTACCTCCAATTTCACTGCTAGACGAAAACTGTTTGACCAATGCACTTAGCTCACTAATCGCATCATTTTTGCTGTCAGTCTCAACTTCATAATAATCAACGCCGCCGCCATGTCCGCGACTACATAACTCGGCAACATAAACTTTGCCGATGTATAGTTTCCCCGTGAAGGCGAGCGTTTCTTCCGACAAGTGATGAGCCACTTTGAATGACTTGATCCTCACTTCTGTTTCAATGTTAATTTTTTCCATAGTTCTAATTCCTTTCAAATGCCTTTACCTCCGCGACAGCTTCCGCCATCGTTGAAAATGCTTTAATATCTTGTGTCTCTCCGAGTGACACAGAGAACGAACTGATCAGTCCTTTGTCCTCATCTGTCTTTTCCGAGTTAGGAATCCATATTTGGATGAAATCTGAGAAGCCATCTACAGATTGGACTTTACTTATTGAAGGTAGCTCGTCGTGGCGGTAGCTACTGTCCCGCCAATCATACCCAAGTATCTCTAATAGCTCCGATTTTAACGGAGCAGAAAAATCTGTGTGGGCTTCGTTTGTTTCTTGTGATGTCTTTTTAATCATAGGGCGAAACAATTATTTATTTTATACAAATGGTCAACTTAAAAATGTAAACTCTATTTTTTAAACTATCATAACCCCTTCCAGGCCAGGGTGTTATGGCTCGAAATAAAATGTTCGGGGATCAGGGATCAGGGTTGGGGATCGGGGTTCGTGCGTGCGTGAGTGCGTGCGTGAGTGCGTGCGTGAGTGCGTGCGTGAGTGCGTGCGTGAGTGCGTGCGTGAGTGAGTGCGTGCG